AATATAAATAATAAGGCAACTTGGCGAGTATCTACTATTTGCCACGTCACAGCGTGTATGTAGCCTCCCATTACTCCAAGCCTAACCTCTGTAAAAGTCGCCTTACTATTCATATTCTTATTCGTTATATGAAATAGGGCAGTAGGTCTTCGATTGAAAATTTAGTTAGAAATTTAAAATAAAAGACCTACCGCACACTAAATCAATTTGCTACTTCTTTCTCTTAGCTTTAGTAGCATAGGCTTTAGCGACAGCATCTCTTTGTGCTTTGTCTGCTTTCGCTTTTAACACTCCTGGGTCTTGTGCTTTTGGGCCAGGTTTTGACGTTGGTTTTTGCGAAGCCCGCAACGAACGTGCAAGCGTATGGTGTTAGCAAGCTTCATGCTTACCTTATCATTCTCGTCTTTAACTACAATTGACTCTAACCTCTCTTTCATGTTTGAAACTGAGTTAAAAACATTGTTTAAGACTGATTGTATTTCATCTTTTTTATCCATCGAAACCATTTGTAGCATTTGATGTACTTCTGCAGGTAATTGCTCTTGTTCTGTTGTTTTCATTTGATTGATTTTAAAATAAGTATTCATCCACAAAATAGCTATCTATATCCTCTTTGGAATTGACAGAAAAGTATCGGTTGTAAGCCTCGATTGCTTTAATGACTTTCTGCTCTCCACCATCTACAAACTCTTGTGTCGGTCTGAAAATACCTAGAACCTGACTCGTTTTGTCTATCACAAAAAACACTAACGGCTTTCCGAAAAGCATCTGATAAATATAGCACTGTGAATCGTAGTTGTACTTCTTTGCGTTCCACTTGAACTTCTCTATGTCTGAGGTGGTCTTAAGGTCTATTATAATCTCGTTGGTAACTATATCGGCCTTTCCTTTCCACATCATCCCATGGATTTCCGTAACCGCAGGAACCTCGTACTGATTGCCTTCTTTAAAGATCTCTTCGTAAAAAGTAATGTTTGCCTTGATAACAGAAACCAACTCTTCAACATCTTCTTTCTCTTTCTGTAGCATACAAAAAGGAAGGCTGTTCGTTTCGCAAAACTCCTTATATATCTTTGTAGTTCGGGTGCTGCAGTCCACAAACATTAAGTCCTTTGCCTTGCTAGGCTCAAGAATCAACTGATGAAAATACCTCCCTTCCATGAAAGCCTTGCTGTCTTCACGTTCTTTTCCATATAGACGTGGGTTGCTGAGCAACGTGCCTATGTCTGAATTAGATAGGTACTCTTTACCAATCCCTGTGTAGTATTGAGTGTCATCTTTCAACAACTCAAGAACATCTTTTAAATTTTCCATGACTATTCGCTTATTAATTTGATTATCATTTTTTTGATTTCAGGTGTCATACTGTACTTTCGACTCAGTTGCTTTCCAATTTTCTCAATGCCTTGAACCTTGTTGTCGGTAACATATTTAACGACTTTTCTCCAATTGTCTGTGTCCTTTTCAAGTGCCTCTAATGTAGGCGCTTCAACTTCTTTTTTAACTGAAACAACATCCTCTCGCTTTGGGGCTGACGTAGGTGTCGCCTCTGCTATAGTCTCCGGTAGGTCTTCGCCTGCATATATATAAATACCCAAACCAAACATGGCTAAGTTCTTAACCAAGCATCTCATAATGGTCTTATTTATATCAAAGGTCGTTGCTGCCTCTACCGTCTTGTCAATAGTTACTTTCTTACCTGACTCCCAAGCGTTCCCTTTGTAGGTGTAAGGTACTTTTCGCATTGATTTGTTGGCTCCATCCATAACGGGCAACCACATCTCCAATGTCTCTCCTGAAATAGTAACCTCGGTATGGCACATGAATCCTAGTGTCTCATCGTAGTCTGTGGATCCAATCTTATAAGTTGCATCCGGACAAGCCTTCTTCGTTTCGCTCCAAGCCCAAGCCCAAGATAGGTAGGTAAGGTTGCTTTTCTTCTCAACGTGAGCGTTCACATTGATAGCTGACAGTTTTTCAAAAGTATATTTTGCTATTTTCATTTGATTAAATTTAAGTTGATTTTAATTATATAAATACTGATTTGTACATCTCTTTTATTATAATGAGGTAGTCATCATCATCTTCTATTTTCTTCTTTACACTTGCTATACCATGTATAATTGAAGAGTGCTCTATCTTGTACTCGTTTTGGTTCATATACCTTTGTATATAGCTTATCTGCATAGGTCTCATATTGCATAGGTAATATACCAAATGCCTTGCATCTACAAATTCTCTTTTTTTGGACTTACTGAAAAACTCTTCCTTTGTGATACTGAACAAGTTTATTACTCGCTCTACATATTGGTCAAAAACATCTGATTTCATCTTTACTGTATTTTAGTTTATTTGACAAAGATAGGCTATATGTCTATACTTCGTTCATTTTTTTACTATTATTATCGCATTCTGTGCAAAATAATTCTTGCGCAACCTGTTTCCAAGCACTATCCTCTACATTATCTAACACTTTGCCTCTAATTGACTTTGTGTATCTATAGACTCCTGTAGTCAAAACTTGTATGTAAGTCATTCCTACATACTCAATTACCTCTGTGCATGACTTTAATAAAACAACATCAGGGTTGTACTTAAGATATGCGAGGCGCGGGGTAAACTTACCGGTGTTTCTCCATTCATTCAAAGTGATACTCTTTCTAGCTATTAGCTTCTCAAGGTTGGCTAATAAGTATAGGTTTGGCTTTACTTTTAGCAACTCTTTATCGTAGTGTTTTTTAATTGTTCCCATAATTAAATATTTTGTTATTTTAAAATTTTAAGGTCTGAGAACTTTACATAAATGAATCCTCCTTTTGTTATCTTGCTTGCACTACTCCAAGACTCTTTTGTAATTACGTAAGAATCATTTGAATCTTGCCGACTAGTTAGGTCTGATTTTAATTTCTCTAAATACAACGTAGCATCCATTAACTCCTCTTGCAGGTGTTGCATCCACGCTATCATCGGTAAGTCGTTTCGCTCCAAGGTAGTTCCGTATTTCTCTTGTCCTATTTCAGAACGCTCCTGATACTTGTCGATCACTGCCTTTACTATTTTATCCTTTCGGTTTATATTCTCATTCATTTTGAATCTATTTTAATTAAAAAAATGCCTGTCTTTCCAAGCTGTCAGTCTTCTTACGATTTTAGTTCTGTGAGTAAACCCGAGAGGGTTTTTAGGCGACCACTAATTTTACCGTTAGCATCGTAAGGGCCTACATTGCCGACAAGCAAGGATTTCCATTGCCGCCTATTTATATTCTTATCGTGCCTACATCCTCATACAGGTCTATTTTATTCTTAGGGAACGCTTTTCTTAAAGCTGTTATTAAATGCTCCAACTCGTAGTCATGTTGGCCTTCCCGTTCTCTTTTTACTATGGGTCTAAGCACGTTTACTATGTCGCTGTCGCTTAGGTCTGTAACGAGGTAGAAGTCTTCCTCATCGTGTTCTGTTGCGCTAATCGCTAATATCCTCATTGTCAAATGTTTAAGTGGTTCCGTTTCGTTCTTATGAACTCATCAGTAAGGACAATCATCCTTAGACGTGGGAAGTGTCTTTGAAGACACTCCCCGTGCAAATTTAAAAATCTTTCACAACATCTTTCTCTGCAAACCAATTATTGCATGAACTACAATAGTAATTGTTAAACCCATCGAACACTAAATCGTTGTAGCAATACAAGCACATCGGAATCTCTTTCTCTATATCGAACTCATTGACGTGCTCCGGTAGGTATCTTTCGTTAAATATATCAATATTGTACTCCTGTGAAGGAGCAATGTATTTGTCTAACTTAAAATGCTTAAGAGTATTTTTAATTGGCTTCTGTACATAGGTAGATTGATAAGGTCTACCCTTTGAAGTTTCTCGTATGTTGAAGTAAACCCAACACAAAACACTTTTACCTTTTAGGTCTATACGTATCTGCTTTCGTTGATACCAATTCGGGTGTCCTTCTAAAATGTCTAGGTTGTCGAACACTGAACCTGTAACTTTAAATACGTCCACATTGACGTGGTAGCCTATCCCTTTATCCTCTATAAGATATGGTAGCCTGTCAACTACTAATGGGTACTTGTCCTTTGTCTTGCCTGAACCTAAAAACGATGAGGTTGATAGGTATGCGAAGTAATTTGAATAACCATATTTTAAAGTACCATACACCGCTACATAGTTTTCCTGTAGTACATTCTCTTTGCTGAACCAAACCCCTGCACGTTGGAACCAATCTAATTTGTTGTAAATTTGAAATGATCTGTTTCTGATATTTGCTGTAATGAATCTACAGTTGTGTTTCTCTAGTGATTTTGTCCAAAACTGTCTAGGTAAATCTCCCAAGCTTTCTGCTAATATCTTTGAATCGCAAACTTTCTCGTTTCCCATCCCTGCAATTGTGCCGTTCATCATAAGCAACTCATCTGTCTTTTTACCGCACACAAAAGGGTGCATATTTGAACGACCTATAGCGCCCACTGTAGCATATCTGAAGTGCGCAATGTATGGTCTGTCTGTAACTAAATGAGAATACTCTGAAGACTCTTTGTACTCAACTTTGTAGGTGTCCAACCAAATAATCCCTAAACCGTGAGGATTTATTTTTGCTGATTTTTTTAGGGTTGCGGTTGAAACTTTTAACCCTTTCTGTTTAATGATAATAATACACATAACTTGATTTTTTTGGATAATGCTCTATAAAGCATAGAATCCTGATTAATAAACTAATATTCGACAAAGATAGTACTAGTAATAGACACTACCTAATTTAATCGCACTTATTTTTACTTAAATTTACTATGTCTTCCGTTGCTAGGCTTAAAGCTTGCCGAAATATCACGGAACATAAGCCGGAGCCTGTTAGATTTTCTTTTTAAAATAGTTAAACACATCAGGTATATGTTTCTTGTAGTACGGTTGGTTGTCCTTGCACCATTCTTTTAGTTGATCGTTGCTTTTAAAAGGACTCATGTAGGACTGTCCTCCCATTATCATATTGAAGCTAGGCTCCAACTCATCAATGAAGTCTGAAACTGTCCAACCTTCCCATACGTGTTTCTGTAAATTAATCGTGCTCATAGTAAAAAATTTAATGTTACCGTTTCGTCCTCATGGACTCATCAGTCAAGGCAAACACCTTGAGACGGAGGAAGTGTCTTTGAAGACACTCCCCGTTTTTCTAGTTGTACAAGAGTCTTGTTTCGTTCATACTTATGTAGTGATTGACAATCCCCTTTGCGGTCTCAAAAAATTCAGGCGGTACGATTAAGTACCTATGCTCGCAAAATACATTTGAGCTGTGTGTCTGCATCTCTTTATGGGGAACCTGCATCTCTTTTAAGTCCTTAGAAACTCCATTAAGCTCTTTTGTCGCCACATCTGACCTGCAAGGACTATCTGCCCACATACCCGTATCATTCGCTCCACACACCGCATACACGGGTCTGTCGTAGCCTCTGTAGCCACCTGTGCTTATCCACTCTATTGTGGTGTCGTATTGCTCCACCGCAACTGCCTGTTGTATTGACTCATTCCATTCTGAAACGAAAACCCAATCCCCGTCCCATTCTGCTCCGTTTAAATACCAAACCCCTTTACGCTGTGATATGCTTACACCTGTAAGTCCATTGAGACGTGCTTTTGTCGTTACCGTTGCCCATCCTGCGTTCGTTATCCACATCCCATTACTCCTGTGTGCTGCTATCGCATTTCCATATAAGAACATTGTAACACCGTCTGTGCTATCGTTTGACTTTTTAAATACTTCTCCCGCCTCAAAGGCTCTACAAATTTGTGTTGTGATTAAATTGCTCATGTCTTTTGATTTTAATTGTTATTTTGTAATACTCTTTGAAATTCATTTACTGTTACCTCCGGCACTTCAATGTTGTCTAGTTCCGCTAGGTATTCTAGCACTGCCATTAGTGCATTGTATTGGTTGTCTTTGCTTTTCTCTTCGTTGTAGTTCAGCCCGACAAAACTATCCAAAAAAGTCTGCTCGATTTTGCTTAGTTCCTCAATAGTGTACTCGCTCGTGTTCTCGACTAGTTCTTTAATGCTATGGTCTTTATGCATTCTTATTAAATTCCTCGTAAGTGGTTGTACCGTTCTTACTCCTTCAATTAATTCTGTTGTTATGTTTGCACTGCCTGTCCAAAAGGCATGACCCAACAAATTGCCGACTGCGCAAGCCGTGCATTTATTTTGGTCTAGTGTACCATTGTTAAAGGCGTTGTACAATTTTACTGCTGCGTTTTCAAATCTTCTCATTGTGTTTTGTTTTAGATTGTTATTATTAGACTTAGATTAGACAAATATAGAACGAGTAATCGACACTGCCTAATTTATTTTCACTTATTTTTACTTTCCCTGTGTTCACGGGCGTTACAAGCGGTTTGAAAAAGCTATATAGTCATCCTCTACTTTTAAAAACGCTCTGTCCATCGCCTGAATATCGGCTAAATGTAAACTGTTAATGCGCTCCATCCATACGTGGAACCTGTAAGCCTCTGTGGTTTGTGTCTTCAAAGACACTTTGTTTGTCGTGTTGCTCATGTTGTAGATTTTATTTCGGTTACCGTTTCGTCCTCATAGACTCATCAGTCAGGGCAAATACCCTGAGACGGAAGGGCTCTCGCCCTTCTCGAAATTTAGTCGTCCCTACTATCATCCTCTATGTCAAAATAAAGTAGTAAAGAAAAACCGTATAAACTTGTCAGGCTTACACCTATGACAAAACCTATTTGCCACGTATCCAATGTCATCCAATTAGACAACAAAACCAAAGGAAAAACAAAGTAGAAAAACCGAATACTACCTTGAAAAAAATTGAAAAGAACCTCATAGCCTTAAGATCTAAAAATTACCTGTAGAAAAAAGTAAAGCAAAAACACTATGCAGAACTTGTAATAGAAACTCATTTTTTTAATCGTGCTCATAGTAAAAAATTTAATGTTACCGTTTCGTCCTTATGGACTCATCAGTCAAGGCGAATACCTTGAGACGGAGCGCCCGAGTTGGGCGCTTTTTTTAGTTTAGAAATTTCTCTATGTCATCAGCGATAGTACCGGTATTAATGAAAACTTGAAAACTTGCCGCGAGCGCTAAAATATCATTTGCTTTGTCCTCGTCCCCGTTGTACATAGAAATCACAATCGGCTTAATGATTTTTAAGAAACTCTTGAACGTCCCGTTCGGTTTGTTTACGCTAAAATTAATAAGCTCATAAAACAGCTCGTACCGTCTCATCATCTGTTTAACGCTCTCAAATTTGGACGGGACTCTAAACTCTACGCAGTTACCTTTGACTAACACCGTTTGATATTTCCAATGACATTCTGTAGACCGGTAACAACCACCTGTTGCACTATTGAAATTATCATCAGCCCTATTTTGCATACGTCTGTTTGATCCACAATAAATATTTTTTAGTCGGTGTCTAAACAAAGCGTGAATTATACCGCAATTTTTGCGCAGTAATTCATTAAGCTCCATGCCTCCTAGTCCACCGGCTGCAACAGTGATATGTCCACCGCATTTTTTATCGCTCGGACTATGTCTGTCATCGATTATACGCTCGGCTTTATGCATCATATCGTAGACTTTAGTTCGCCACTGGCCCTGAGGTAACAAAGGTAACACGTGAGTTACCGCCTCATACCCGCAGCTACTATCGGTCTCAAAACCGCAAAACAATTCATATTCACGTACCGCACCGCGGCTAAGTTGACTTTTCTCCACCTCAAAACCTACAGTAAATTTGCTTTCGTACTCATTACCATCGAACAAAATTGTGTTTTTTTGCTCGATTTTTTTGAGTCCCGAAATGTCTACTTTATGCCTAGATTTATTTAAAAAGTTTGCGTTCGGCTTTTGGTGGTATCGAGATACGCGACCCCTGCTTGCTTCGCCTGTAATATTATATGTTATGCCTGTATTATTCATGTTGTGTTTTTTATAGCTCAATTAAATTAGATAAAAATCGGATTGCCTCAAATATTTCTTCGTCAGTGTTCGTAGTGGTTAATTTGTTATTTTCGTCCACCCTTACAGCTACATTACCGGTATCACGCTTATATGTCAAGGTAAAAATAGTCGCAGTTCTAACCTCAATTTGAGCCTCTTCACTATCCTCATTTCCACCGTCTTCGCTTGCCTCATCTCCACCGCTTTTTGCGAATTTAAGCAGGCCCTCCAGAGTTCTGTTGGGCTCGTTACCGCTTGCCGTGCACTCATCGCATAACTCGTTAAATTTGTCTACTTTTTCGTCCGGTAAATTTCCTGCCTTTATCACTTTGTATAAATAGCTTTTTTGCCATCCGAAAACTTTATTCCCTACATGTTCAGTCGTCCAATAAATGCCTGCATCGGTCATAGCTGCTTTGCCCGCATCGCTCTTAAACCAATCTACAGCCAAAACTACCTTTTTAGCTAGCTCGAGCGTTTGACTGAATTTCTTTTTTTGCCCGTTGTTTAACGTCCGTTGCAGTCCTTGTATGGATCTTAGATCCAAAGCGGTTTCTATGTTTGCATCCCTTAAGAATGCGGTTTCAATAGCTAGTAAATTACTCATAATGTAAGGTTTTAAGGGTTAAATTGCTGATTATCAGCGTGTTAAGGTTATTTTCTAGTGTTTTACTCGTTTATTCATAGTGTAAATTTAGTTTAATACTAAAGTAATTCAATACTTTTTTTTGATATTTTTTATTAAAAGTTCATTTTTCTAGCGTTTACAAGGGTTTCAAGAGGTAAAATTTATGCGATTTGTACAAAGGTTTTTTTTAAAGGTGGTTCAAAGCAAGTTGTAAATGTTTATTCATCGTTTAAAAAGTATCTTCAAAGACATTATTTACGCGCATATTATTGGGGCGCGGTGTTGTTGTTACCTGTTGTATTTATTGTGCGCAGTATGTGCGCAGTATGTGCATATTATCTAAGCTAGTTTAGCGCGATGTTGTGTATGCTTGTGCGTATGTACGTGTATGCGTGCGTGTACCTGTAGGCCCTACGTAAAATGATCGTCCACGGGCGTCCACGGGCGTCCACGCCCCCATGTTACCATGTAAAAAGCCAAAAAAAACAGCCGAAAAAAACAAAAGCAGTACCCCACCCCTTGTTTTAAAAAGCGATTTCCTTTGTAGCCGCGCGCGCTCAAAACGTCATAATACCCAACTACTACACTTATCTATCAAAAAAACTATCTTTGTTGTTCACTTTAAATGGGAAAAAAATGAGAAGATTAGATTTAGGAAACAGTATTTATCAGGAGAAGGGTTCATTGAGTCGTTCGGGATTAACTGTTAGTGGAGGTATGTTAATCAACAATCGTCCTGATGGGGAGACGGGAATTGCTTTAATGTCGAGGATTAAGAGTAGCATGAATCGTGCGGATAAAATCGACACAATGTCTACTGCTTTTGCTATTGGCGGAGGTTTGATTGGCGGCAGTGGCAGTTGCGATATGTAGAAATCGTCATTAGTCATGCATGATTAAAAGTAGGGATTCGGGAGTTTCCCTATTTTTTTGTATTGATTCGACATATTCAGTTATATTCTATGTCGTTTTTGCGACGACTTAATTTTTCTAACTATTTGATTACTAACTATTTATTCTTTTAATGTCGAAAATGTCAATAAAGAATAGAAAGAAGATTAAAAAAAATAATAATAAAAGGTAAATATATATATACTACTATAGGGAAAAAAAAACGACATTTAGCGCACAGCTCTGTGGAGCACCCTTACGGGTAATTACTTTTTGTGGTGGATAAGTACTAGAACATATACTATATTTGCAGATAACTAATAAAAATCAAATCAAATGTTAGAAAATCAAGGATATTCCCCAAAGGATTTACATTTTGGGGATAGTGGGAGGAAAAAATTAGTAAATGGCGTAGTAAAACTATCGAAAGCAGTAAAAAGCACTTTAGGGCCGGGAGGTAATACTGTTCTGATAGAGTCTCCGAATCACACACATGGGATTACTGTAACAAAAGACGGTGTTACTGTTGCAAAGGCTATTGAGTTGCTAGACCCATTAGAGAACTTAGCAGTTAAGATGATGAAGGAAGCTGCTGAGCGCACTGCTACTTCAGCGGGGGACGGAACAACTACGGCAATTGTACTTACAGAGGCATTAGTATTGGGAGGTCTTGAGAGAATAAAAGAAGAACACAATCGAACAGAGGTTTTACGTGCTATGGTTGATGTAAGCAATGCTGTTGTAGATAGGCTTAAACGAAGAGCTAAAAAAGTTACAAGTTCTATGCTTATTGAGGTGGCCAGCATATCTGCAAACAACGATAGAGAGATAGGTCGCATAATTGCTGACGTTTATAAAGATGTTGGCAAGACAGGTATTGTAACAGTGGAGAGGAGCCAAACAGATGAGACCTATTCGGAGACCACCATGGGGCTTAAGTTTGACAGAGGGTACATGAGCCCAATGTTTGTTAATGACCAAAAAAGAGACGAGTGTGTTTTTGAGGACGTGATGGTATTGGTTGCTGACATGGAGATAAGTAATATCCTTCAGATTGAGAACGTATTAAAGCCTGTAATTAGCGAGGGGAAAAAGCTATTAATAATATCCCCTTGTAACTCAAATGTTGTAAACACCTTTGCTGCAAACGTAATGAAGGGAAATGCTAAGATATGTATTGTACCACCTCCGGGATTTGGTTACAAGCAGCATGAGCTAATGCACGACATTGCAATAAGCGTTGGGGCGACATACTTCAGTGAGAAAACAGGAGATGACCTCAGCATTATTAACTTTGACGATTTAGGCCATGCAGCAAAAGTAATTGTGAGCAAAGACCAAACCATTATCATTAAGTCGGCATTAAAAGCAGATCAAGATGTAATTGCTGATAGAGTTGTTCAGCTTTGGGAGGCACATAAGAACGCAAACAAGAAAAACGAGAAAGACTTCATACTAGAGCGCATAGCATCTTTAACAGGGGGTATTGGAGTGATATTTGTTGGAGGTCAAACAGACCTAGCCCAAAAGGAGCTATTTGACAGAGTTGACGATGCTGTGTGTTCGGTTCGTTCTGCACTTGAGGAGGGCATACTTCCGGGAGCAGGTAAATCATTACTTGAGGAAAGCGCTGTAATAAGCACAACAGCAGGTCATTCCGTAGAGAAAAACGTTGCGAGCATGATTGTAAAGGAAGCTTTAATGGCTCCATTCCTTCAGATACTTGCAAACGCAGGTCTAAAGGCAAAGGACATTTACGGGGATATACCTCTTGAGCAGGGGCATGGATACAATCTCAAAAACGGACAGATGGGAGACTTAGTAAAGATGGGAATTATTGACCCGTTGAAAGTAACCCGGAGTGCTTTGCAAAACGCTGTTAGTGTTGCGGTATCTATACTAAGCACAAATGCCACAATAACAATGGCACGTAGCTATGGAGAATCATCTGAATCAAATTAAAAGATTCTTAAGATTTACAATAATTTGGGTAGCGTGTAATCTATCAATACCATTTTGGGTGGTAGGGCACGTTCACTTAACCTTAAACATTTACCAAGACCTAGCCATGGTTCTTTCATCTCTAGGAATGAATATAATTGTGGCCTTAGGTTTTTGGTTAAATTGGAAAGACGAATCTAAACAAAATTACAATATGAAACCAATCGGAAAGTACATCGCAATAAAAAATATTGACGAGCAAATAAAAACAGAGTCAGGGATAATCTTATCAGGAGATGACGTAAATCAAATGAGATACAAACGTGGTTTGATTATCGAGACAGGTACAGATGTAAATCCGGCCATTAAAAAAGATGACCAAATCTACTATGACAAAGCTCAGGGTTTTACAATGCTAATCGAGGACAAACAATTTACGATTATTTCTGAGAGAGATGTCGTTGTTGTTTTATAACAGCATTCATTCTTTTAATCATATCTTGGTAAACTTTGTCAAGATATGATACGTTTTTTGCAAACATTTTATTCTGTGATGGGCTAACCGGGATTTCTTCTCCGCTAAGTTTTCGGTAGATTGACTTAATCATGTAGTCGGACTTTACCGTTAACTGATATATTGCCTTATTACCAACTGCTCTTGTTCTAAAAGCAACAATCCATCCCTTTTCTCTTAAGCTTTCAAATCGGCACTTATCCCAACTAAGCAAAGCATCAAACTCATCAAACTTTGCCTTATTAAAATACTTCTCCGAGTACAAGAATAAAAGCATATCTAAGTCAGACTGAGTTAGTCCGTATTTTACTTTTACATACTGACGGATTACTTTCCAATATTTGAGGTAATCATGTGCATTTGATTTCATTAGATTTTTTTTATTACATTTGCTACAAAGTTATTAATTAAAAAGAACTTAGAAAAATGAATCAAAAACGCCCCGACACTCCATTAGCAATGACCCCTGAGCCAATCCCTTTTACGGTTAATCAGCAAGCAAGCAAGTATCAAGCAACAGCAGATGCGGCTATTAACCAAATAAACGTGATGGCTAACATGAACAATGCTGAAGGCACTATGCCAAATGAGCAAACATCTGAAGCAAATGGCAGCATCTAAAGACAAAGATATAAAAGAGGATGTTGTTCTTGTTACGGACATTGGCACAGCCTTAAATGACATCAACAAAAGAGCTTCGGAGCGTAAGAAATTTTTAAGTGATTCTAATGAAAAGGTTAGAAAATCTAAAGAAACAAACAGAGCTAAGAAAAAGAGTAGCCAATCATTAATCAAAATATCAGGACTTAAAGGTCTTGGGGATTACGGGAAATAAACACTAAATACTAAAAAAATGAAAAAACCAAATTTACCTGCATCATCAAAAATGAAGATGCCCATGGCGGCAGCAAAACCTGCTATAAAAAAAGGAATGAAAGCATCCCCTAAAGCAGCGGGAGCAAAATCGGTTAAGGCCACAATAAAGAAGAAATAATGAACAAAATGAAAGACACTCCAAACCTACCGGGTTCATCTCGTATGCAAATGCCTAGTACAGGAGGAGGTAGTGCTACCACTATGACAAAAGGTTCAAGCAAACTCTCAGGAGGAGGTGGCGATACAAAGCGAGTAATGGCAATGGCTTCAAAGAAAGGCATGAAATCGACTAGTTCATACTAACGATTTGAAAAAGGTAAAAAAGAAAGCCTCTGAATACGAGTCAAAAAAATCATTAGATGGAAAGATGAGCTTTCTAAAAGGCAACGTAGGATATACTCCAACTAAAAAAAGAAAAAAATGATAACTAGAACATCTATACCATTAGCTCCTACGGAGTTTAACGAGAAAGTTAAAAGGTCTGAAAAAGTTCGTGAAAAATCTGAGAAGGCTCTTAACCGTGCAAACAAAGCTACAGATGAGGGCAGGCTAAAAAGAGAGCAGCGGTTATTAAAAAAAGCTGCAAGACTTGAGAATCGCTCTATAAACATAGAGGAAAGAGAAAACAAAAAAACCAAAAAGAAATAACATGGCAATTAAAAAACCAAAAAAAAATGTTGAAGAGACTAACGTAGATTTATCTGCAGAAGTGCTTAAACAGATTGTAAAAGAAGACAAGTCTCAACCGGGAACCAAGGACAGGGATTATAGGAAATAAAATTAAAGAGGTGCAAATAGCACTTCTTTTTTTTTGCAAAAAAATTAATATCTTTACAAAATGAAATCAAAAGGGTTTGGGGATACAATAGAAAAGATTACTGAATCAACAGGAATAAAATATGTTGTAGAATCAGTTTCAAAAGCAATTGGAAAAGACTGTGGCTGTAAGGCAAGGAAAGCTTCTATGAATAATCCTGAATTACTAATTAACAGAACGTTTTACAACACCAAAAACAAATAACATGGCAACTCAAAAGTTACAAGCATCAAGAGCATTAGAGGTAATAGTATCTAATGATGCAGACATACCATTTCCTGCATTAATTTCTAAAGGAACTTCAACAGACTCAAGTTCTGAGATTTTAATAGATAGTTTAGCAAACTTTATAGCTAACAACATAAAAACAGGGGATATTGTTTACAATATCACAAGACAAAACGCTTCAACAGTTTTAAGTGTTACTGAATCTAGTGAAATAACGTTAACAGGAGGTCTTTTTGAGGTAGGAGACCAATACAAGATATTTCAAGCATCTCCTCAAACAGGTCTTGGTAATCAAGGATGTGTATTGTACATTGGCTCAGGAGGTTCATTGTCGGTAACTACTTCAGGTAATGACATATTAGAGTTTAAAAACCTTGCACCGGGAACTTTTTTTCCTGTAAACGTTTTGAAAATATTTTCAACAGGAACGACAGCATCAGACATAATTGCTCTTTGGTAAAACAAACAAGATGACAGGACTACAAATATCTATAACGAATGTAATTGGGCAATCAAAAGCTGATTTGAATATTTACTTAATATCTGAAGAAGGAGATTTCCTGATTTCGGGTGCAGATGGTTATAGGTTGATTACTGAATAAAACAAACTATTAATAAAAAAAAAATGGCAACTAAACTATTTAAGGATTATTTTAACGAAAAAGTAACGGACACCGTTTTGCCTGTAAATGCAAAAGTTTTAATTCAAGACGGTACAGGCGAGCCTACGCAAATAAACGCAGGTTCTATTGGCGCTGGTCAACTTGTAAAAGTAACAGAAAACGGTAAAACAGGTTACAGGCTTAAAGATGCAGACCCTGCAAACTATGGCAACATAGGAGATGATGCGGTAGATTTAAGTATTTCACAAAGCGCAAGCACAACAAAAGGTGCGATAGGCGATTATTCACACGCATCAGGATTAAGCACAGGTGCAAGCGGATTTGCATCGCACGCAGAAGGAAACAGCACAGAAGCAAGCGGTTACGCATCACATGCAGAGGGTGACACTACAACCGCAAGTGAGGAATCAGCACACGCGGAGGGCATTGGCACAATAGCAAGTGGTCAAGCATCACACGCACAAGGAAATGAAACAACAGCAAGTGGTTTTGCATCGCACGCAGAGGGAGTTAGCACAACAGCAAGCGGTAGTTCATCGCACGCAGAAGGAAGTAGCACGTTTGCGCGTTCACTTGCAGAACATTCTGGAGGTGTAAACGGAACAGACTACACGCCACAATCAGCAACAGTATTTAATCTTATAGACAGACTTGTAAACTACGGCAACGGAGTAGACACAAACAACCGTTCAGACGCGTACACGCTGTTTAAAAACGGTATGCAAAAGTTCTTTACGGCTGCATTAAGCACTATTACAAACGCTGTTAAAGGCTCTGTAATGCTAGATGAAAACGCGCGTATGAATATTCACGACGGCAGCGCGTTTAAGGCTGTTGCGTTTAGTGATGAAGTAGATGCTAAAATTTCTGGTTCAGGAACAACAAACCAACTAGCAAAATTCACGGCAAGTGGCGCGGTTGGTAATAGTGTAATTACTGAATTAGCCAATGGAAACGTAGGTGTAGGAATTGCCCTCCCAGTCGCAGGTTTTCAGTTAGCAAACAGAGATGTTTTTGTTTTTAGTGGGTCAAACAGGCGGTTGTTAATTGGAGATACTTCAGGATTAGGAGATTACGGTGGTTTTCGTTGGCAAACTAGCGATAATAGTCTTTCTTTCGGACATAGTAACAGCAGTTTTGATTTACGTAATATTTTAGTCAATCCAAACGGAAACATTATATTGAACGCTGGAATTGTTGCCAACGTTGGTATAAACCAATCCAACCCAACAGAAAAGCTTGACGTTGTAGGCAACGGTAAGTTCAGCGGCACGGTATCGTGCGGACAATTTACAACCGCAACCGAACCAGCCTACGTTAAAGGCGCTCAGTTTTTTAATACTACATTAGATAAAATGAGAATAGGCGGGGCAACCGCTTACGAAACAGTAACATCAAGTTAATAAATAAAATAAAAATTATGTCAAAATTTAAAGAAACCAGAACACCATACGAATTTTTAGTACGTTGGAATCAAGACAGCACCATTTCAGGCGCTCACGTAGGCTTTTTAGACACCGTTTTAAAAGATGGTCAAGTACTAACGCAAAAGCAAAACAACGTTCAGAGCGTTGCGCTAGGACTGCAAGAGGGCTTTCCATTAAGCGATGTCTTAGAGCAAGTATTAATAGATGCATTGCTTTTAATTGAAACCTTGCAAAGTGATAACACAGCTTTAAAGTCGGAAGTAGAAACTAAGGACAAAGAAATAGCAGAACTTCAAGATTCAGCAACAGAAAAAGAAGCACCGCAAGACGATGCAGTAGAAATGTAACTAATAATATTTTTAAAATGAGCAGGAGAGAAAAATTAGACATTTTTTTGTCAAAATGGATAAGCAGAAAATTAATGGTGTTTATTGTTGCTTCTTTTGCTTTATTTAGCGGAAGCATTGATAGCTCTGATTGGGTAATAGTGGCTACTGCTTACATATCACTGCAAGGAGTAACGAGTATAGTTGAACGTATTTATAGCAAGCAAAATAATGCAAACTGAAGACATGAAATTATACTTTTTTAACCTTTGGGTCTTTTTAGTAAGCTTTACTAATATTGAGTCTTTTTTAAAAATAATACTGTTAGTAGTGTCAATAGTTTACACAATTATAAAACTAACTAATCTTTTAAAACAAAGGTATGAAGACAAAGAAGATAGAAGCTAAATACGGCATTCCAAACAAAACAGGAGAAGGTTATTTAGTAACAATAGACTTGCCTTATCCTATGTTTTTAAATTGGCAAACAGACGTATATGTAAATCGTATGCGTTGTCATAGATTGGTGGCTGAAAATTTTAAGAAAATATTTGCAGAAATATTAGAGACCTACGGTCTTGATAAAATAAAAGAACTACAACTTGATGATTTTGGTGGTTGTTTTAATTTTAGACTTATGCGAGGTGGTTCAAGACCATCAATGCATTCTTGGGGATTAGCAATTGACTTAGACCCTGATAGAAACCTTTTAAGAGAAACATCAAGGACTGCAAGGTTTGCAAGACCTGAATACAAAGCTATGATTGACATTTTTTACAAGCATGGATTCATTAGTCTAGGAAGAGAAAAGAATTTTGATTGGATGCACTTTGAGGTAGGTAGCTAATACATAAAAAAAAATTATGCCAAAGAAATCAAACACGCTTATAAAAAGAAAAGACGGCTCCTACTCTAAAAGAGGGCTTTGGGATAATATCCGGGCCAACAAAGGCAGCGGTAAAAAACCAACTGCTCAAATGCTAAAGCAAGAGAAGAAAATAAACAATGGCAAATAAGACCGCTGCTTGGACTCGTAAGGAAGGCAAGTCTCCTTCAGGAGGTTTAAATGCAAAAGGCAGAGCCTCTTATAATAAAGAAAACCCAAATAAACCGGGTTTAAAAGCTCCGCAACCCGGGGGTGGTAAAAGGAAAAACTCATTTTGTGCTCGTATGCAAGGAATGAAGAAAAAGCTTACTTCTGCAAAAACAGCAAACGACCCTGACAGTCGAATAAATAAAAGCCTTAGAAAATGGAATTGTTAAAAAAAATATTACTTTACTCTATTGCTTTTTTTCTTATTACATCTTGCGCTGCACGGAAAGTAAACAAATCACTCGAAGAAAAATCCATTGTAATAGATAGCACTTCTATTTCTATTAAAGAAGTGGTATCTACTCAAGATAATAACATTGTTATTACTGAGGATTCAGAAGAAATTGAGATAGCTCCAATAGATTCATCAAAAGACATTGTAGTAGACGGCAAGAGGTATAGTAATGCAGTCCTTAGAGTTAAAAGGACAAAAAAGCTATCAATAGACAACACAAAAATAAAAGTGTCTGAAAAGTGCTTAGAAGAGGTTGTTTTGAGTAAGACTACAGCCGTAAAAGTTAAAGGAAAGCTTGTAGACAAAAAAGCAAGTTATAGTTCTTTAATATGGCTGTTATTAATTGTGCTAATTCTTGCATTAGCGCTTTGGATGTACAAAAAAAGCAATTAAAAATTTATCTTAAAAATACTATCTTTACCGAAATAAAATCAAATAAAATGAAAACAAAAGAAACTAAGTTAGCAACTCAAGAAGAACTAAGTGCAATTCAGGAAATGAATGCAGAGTTTAATAAAGCCAAGATGGCTATTGGAGATATTGAATTGCAAAAACACAACATTATGCGACATATTGAGCAATTAAAACTAAAGTTTACAGCTCACGAACAAGTGTTAATTAAAAAATACGGAAGCGATGTTGTTATTAATACTCAAACAGGAGAGATAACATAAAAAAAACAGTGTCATGGGAAAAATAAATGATTACGCTATTGCATCAACGCCTAAACTTGAAGATAAGTTAATAGGAACGAGAGTTGGAGATAGTCCTATTAATGCAACATTTAATTTTTCTCTTGCAGGTCTTTTAGCCCTGTTTCAAGAGAATATAACTTTGCAAGATGTTCTTGATGCAGGCAATACAGCTACTCAGAGCATTGTCCTAGATGGATTGATTGTATGCAATGTAGCTGCTCCCACATACATACAAGATGAGGATGACACGTTTGGTTTCCCGGGTCAAGTCTTAACAAGTTCATCAACAGGATTGCTTTGGCAAACCTTACCTGAGCCTGTAGTACCTAACTTGCAAGATGTTCTTGATGCAGGCAATACAGCTACTCAAGATATTCTGCTAAATGGTGGTGTTTTTGCTACGGATTTAGAGGTTATAAATGATGCTTTAATTTCAACTCTAATAGTAGGTCGTAGCGGGGGTGCTATTATAGATAACACTGCATTAGGAGTAAATGTTTTAATTTCAAACACAACAGGCACAGGGAATACTGCATTTGGATATGAATCTTTGCTTGAAAACACAACAGGAGAGAATAACACTGCAATTGGATTATATTCTTTGGGAAACAACACAACGGGTTTAGACAACACAGCAAGTGGAGCAAGTGCTTTGCAATCAAACACCACGGGATCTTCTAACACAGCTAGTGGATATCAAGCATTAAGAAATAACACCACAGGACAGTTTAACACAGCAAATGGGGTAAATGCTTTGTTAGCAAACACAACAGGGATTAATAACACAGCAAATGGTAGAAGTGCTTTGTCCTCAAACACCACTGGAACTTCTAACACAGCAAACGGATATTTTTCTTTGCAGTCAAACACAACAGGATTTTTCAACACAGCAAGTGGAGCAAGTGCTTTGTCTTCAAACACCACAGGTTCTTCTAACACAGCAAATGGAGTAAGTGCTTTGCTGTTTAATACCACAGGTTCTCTCAACACAGCAAATGGAGCAAGTGCTTTGTCTTCAAACACCACAGGTTCTTCTAACACAGCGAGTGGAGCAAGTTCTTTGCTGTTTAATACCACAGGATCTCTCAACACAGCAAGTGGAGCAAGTGCTTTGCTGTTTAATACCACAGGAACTCTTAACACTGCATTTGGTGCATATTCTTTGCAAAACAACACCACGGGAAATGATAACACAGCAAGTGGAGCAAGTGCTTTGTCTTCAAACACCACAGGTTCTAATAACACTGCAAACGGAGTAAATGCTTTGCAAAACAACACAACAGCATCTTTTAACACAGCAAATGGTCAAAGTGCTTTGCAAAACAACACAACAGGAAGTTTTAACACAGCAAATGGGGTAAATGCTTTGTTAGCAAACACAACAGGAGCTGGTAACACAGCAAATGGAGCAAATGCTTTGTTTAATAACACAACAGGAAATGATAACACAGCAAGTGGGATAAATGCTTTATACAATAACACCACAGGTTCTTCTAACACAGCAAATGGTAGAGAGGCTTTGCGAAACAACACAACGGGATTTAGCAACACAGCAAATGGATATCAAGCATTACAAAATAACACTACAGGAACCGGTAACACAGCAAATGGAGTAGATGCTTTGCTACTTAACACAACAGGAGATTATAATACCGCAAATGGATATTTTTCTTTGCAGTCAAACACAACAGGATTTAGCAACACAGCAAATGGAATGGCTGCTTTGTTTTCAAACACCACAGGAAATGATAACACAGCAGGTGGAAGAAATTCTTTGCTGTTTAATACCACAGGTTCTTCTAACACAGCAAATGGAGTAAGTGTTTTGATGTTTAATACCACAGGATCTTTTAACGCAGCAAATGGGGAAAGCGCTTTGCTGTTTAATACCACGGGTTCTAATAACACCGCAATTGGATATAATTCAGGAAGTCTTATAGCAGATGGTTTAACATCTAATAACATTTCAAACAATTCAGTATTTTTAGGGGCTGAAACTAAAGCACTAGGAGATAACGAAACTAACCAAATAGTAATTGGATACTCGGCAATCGGGGCAGGTTCAAACACGGCAACGTTAGGGAATACAAGCATTGTGAAAACAATTTTAAGAGGAACTATTAATGTAGCTAACTTAGCTACATCTTCAGCAGGTTTAAATGTAGGAGACTTATGGATAAACGGAACAGTAATTAATATAGTAACATAAAAACAAAAAAAATGAAAGATTTAACTACAGAACAAATTGAAAAATCAGTATTAGCTTCTTATGATTCTATTACGTTAATTCATCAACTTTCTTCTAAAGATGAAGTAACTACAGAAGACTTAGAAAGTATTGAAAGAAACAAACAACACATTTCTATAATGTTGGAAAAAGATTGGTTCGTAACTGCTTTGTCTAATGCTCAAAAATTAGAGCTTGAAGAGGTAATCAAATAACACTTAAAAAAGCGAGGCATAATAACCTCGCTTTTTTATATATTTGTAAAAATAAAATCTAATAAAATGAAAAAAAAATTAAACATAACAGAGTTATTGACTTTGTCCGAATTGCTTGGCCAATGTACAAATGACAGAAACTTAAAAAAATCTTCCACAATAATCTCAGGAATAAAAGTTTCTAAGTCTATCAACTTGGCAGTTAAAAAATATTTTGACGAGCAGAAAGAAATATTTATCAAGTTTGATGTTAAAGAGAAAGAAGTAGATGGCAATCAAGTCTACAATTGGGATGAAAAAAGCAAAAAAGAAATAGAGCAAATTAACAATACATTAGAAGAATTAAGACTTATTCCTCACAATGTTGAATACTTAAATCGTATTGATGAGGATGATTTCGTTATCTATACCCGTGGTTTAAATCATTCACAAGTTTCTTTTCTGTACGATTATTTAGTAAAATAACAGAATACATGGCTATTAGAAAAATATCAATAGGCTCTGATTACAAAAGTAATGCGATGCATTATATTGTTGGTCAGAAGATACTTGGGGATTCTAATGAGATACATCTAATAACGTTTGATGAAAATAAACAATCTTTCAAGATTTATATTATAAACTTAAAAGAGGAAGTGGTTTTGTGGAAAGAGTTTAACTCAACAATACCTGTTTCAATTGAATACAACATCAACTTTTAATGAAGTCTCCTTTTTACTTCATAGCAAGACCTGTAAACGGTAAGAGATACGATAACACAAAAGACATAGGAGGTATTGACTTTATTGTTAGTACTTCAGAAGAAGACCATAAGTTTTCAAACAGATATGCAGAGGTTGTCGAATTACCAATTGGTTACAACGGCCCTATTTCCATAGGCGATACTTTACTTGTTCATCACAATGTTTTTAAATATTACAACGACATGAGGGGGCGGCAAAAAAGCGGTAAAAGCTTCTTTAAAGACGACCTCTTCTTTATAGAAACAGACCAATTTTTTATGTACAAAAAAGGAGAGTCTTGGAATGCTTATGATAAATATTGTTTTGTAAAGCCAATCCCGGCTACACAGTCTTACATTAAAAAACCATTTAGCGAAGAGCCACTAATGGGTTTAATGATTTATCCTAACGAATATTTAAAAAGCAAAGGTATTAGTTCCGGAGATAAAGTATCTTTTACTCCTGATAGCGAATATGAGTTCATTGTCGATGGGGAAAAGCTCTTTAGAATGTATGACCATCAAATAACACTGAAGCTATGACAAGTAAAGAAGTAAAGCTAAAAATAATTGCGGCAGGGCATAAAGCTGTTTTGGAACTTATAAAGGTCGCTGAGGAGTCTATACTGAACGGAAACGATGAAGGTGGAGACTTAGCTGCCGATAAGCTAAAGAACGCAGCAGCGACTAAGAAACTAGCTATATTTGATGCTTTTGAAATACTAAACAGAATAGATTCTGAAAAAGAAATGCTTACACTGTCAGAACAGGGAGCTAACAACGTAAACACAAGACAAGGATTTGCAGAAAGAAACTCAAAATAACATATACACTCTAGTCAAGGACTACATTCCTTCGATAGCTCTTACTAAAAAAAATAGTAACAAGAGTTGGCTGTACGGTTATAATGAGAAATACGAATTGATTGTAATATCAAAAACAGGAGAGATTGGAGATATCATAAATATTTCAGGTCTTCATATAGCGCTTCCTAAAACTCCTAAAAAGTGTCTTCAAAGACACTCTTTGAAAGCAGAGCAATATTGGGAAAGAGAGAACACACCTAGTCAGCTCTCAAGGATACAGTCAGTTTTTCATTGGAACGAAATGCCTGCTGAATTTAAAAATAGATGGGTAGGTTACATCGAAAAGGAGTTTGACTATAGAGAACAAGGGTATTGGTTTACAAATAATGGCGTGCCTACTTACATAACAGGTTCTCATTATATGTATCTTCAATGGTCTACAATAGACGTTGGATATCCCGACTTTAGAGAGGCTAATCGTTTATTTTGGATTTTTTGGGAAGCTTGTAAAGCAGACGAAAGATGTTTTGGAATGATATACTTAAAGATAAGACGTTCAGGATATTCATTTATGGCATCATCAGAATGTGTTACCATAGGAACTCTTGCTCGTAATTCAAGAGTAGGTATTTTATCAAAAACAGGTTCAGATGCAAAAAAAATGTTTACGGACAAAGTGGTTCCTATAAATAGCAGACTTCCATTTTTCTTTAAACCTATTATGGATGGTATGGATAAGCCTAAAACAGAGTTGTCTTTTAGAATACCCGCATCAAAGATTACTAAAAAAAATATGTATGACTTAGATGAAGACAGTATTGAGGGACTAGACACTTCTATAGATTGGAAAAACACAGAAGAGAACTCTTATGATGGAGAAAAATTACTGTTTCTAGCTCACGATGAATCTGCAAAATGGACTAAGCCAAACAACATCCTAAACAATTGGAGAGTTACTAAAACTTGTTTGAGATTAGGTAGTAGAATAATAGGCAAGTGCATGATGGGGTCTACTTCAAATGCGCTATCTAAAGGTGGTCAAAACTATAAAGACCTATACGAGGACTCACGTGTGAATGTTCGTAACGCAAACGGTCAAACAAAAAGCGGAATGTACTCTTTATTTATTCCAATGGAATGGAACATGGAGGGTTTTATAGACAGGTATGGTATGCCTGTTTTTGAAAAGCCTGAAAAGCCTGTTATGGGAGTTGACGGACGATACATTAAAAATGGTGCGTTAGACTATTGGAAAGCTGAGGTTGATTCTTTAAAAAATGATGCAGATGCTTTAAACGAATTTTACAGACAATTCCCTAGAACAGAATCCCATGCTTTTAGAGATGAGAGCGTACAGGCGTTATTTAACTTGACAAAAATATATCAGCAGATAGACTACAACGATAGTTTGATAAAAGAAAGGTTTCTAACAAGAGGTGCTTTTTATTGGCAAGATGGTGTTAAAGATACAAAGGTAATTTTTACACCTGATAAAAGAGGAAGGTTCTTGGTTAGTTGGACTCCTGCTAAGCACCTACAGAACAATGTTCATTTAAAAAACGGAATGAAGTTCCCCGGAAACGAACACATAGGAACCTTTGGTTGCGACCCTTACGATATATCAGCAGTGGTTGGGGGCAGGGGCTCAAACGGCTCGCTCCATGGTTTAACTAAGTTCCACATGGACGAAGCCCCTAGTAATGAATTTTTCCTTGAGTATATAGCAAGACCACAAACTGCAGAGATTTTCTTTGAAGAGGTGTTAATGGCCTGCATATTTTACGGAATGCCAATCCTTATTGAAAACAACAAGCCACGTCTATTGTATCATTTTAAGAACAGAGGGTATAGAGGTTATTCTGTAAATAGACCCGACAAGCAATACAGTAAATTATCAGGAACAGAAAGAGAGCTAGGAGGGATACCAAACAGCTCCGAGGACGTAAAACAATCTCACGCATCTGCCATTGAATCTTACATAGAGAAGTACATAGGAGTAGACTTTGCGGGAGATTATAGGGACGTTGGAGAAATGGGAACCATGCCTTTTACAAGAACTTTAGAAGATTGGGCAAAATTTGACATTAACAATAGAACAAAGTTTGATGCTTCTATAAGCACAGGTCTTGCTATTATGGCAAACCAAAAGCACTTGTATATACCTGAAAAAAAAGAATCAAAAATTATTATTAACTTCGCAAGGTATTCAAACGATGGAACAAACAGTCAATTATTAAGATGAAAAACGTAACTATAGATATTACATCTTCAGCATTTCCAAGTCAGCTCGCAACTGATGCAGAAAAGGCTTCTGAGCAGTTTGGTTTACAAGTAGGACAATCTATTCAGTACGAGTGGTTTAGAAAAGATGGAAGCAATTGCAGGTACTATAGCCAATGGAGAGAGTTTCATAGGTTAAGGCTCTACGCAAGAGGGGAGCAGTCTGTTGCAAAATACAAAAATGAAATGTCTATAAACGGAGATTTATCTTATTTGAATTTAGATTGGACTCCTGTACCTATAATCCCAAAGTTCGTTGATATAATTGTAAATGGAATGGCTGACAGAATGTTTAAGCCAAAAGCCTATTCTCAAGATGCTATGTCTCAATCTAAGAGGAACAAGTATCAAGACATGATGGAGACTCAAATAGCAGGAAAAGAGATACTTAGTCAAATACAAGAGTTGTCAGGGGTTGACCCTTTTATGATGAACCCTGAAGAACTCCCCGGAGATGATGATGAGTTATCATTGTATATGCAGCTTAATTACAAGCCTTCAATTGAAATAGCAGAAGAGACAGCTATAAATACAATTTTTGATGAAAATCATTACGATGAATTACGAAAGCGCCTTGACTACGATGCAACTGTTATAGGTCTTTCTATCGCTAAGCACGAGTTCCTTCAAGGAGCAGGAGTTGTTATATCTTATGTTGACCCTGCAAACGTGGTTTATAGTTACACAGAAGACCCATATTTTAAAGACTGCTTTTATTGGGGAGAAATAAAGACACTTGCTATAACTGAGTTAATGAAAATTGACCAAACATTAAGCAAAGAAGAGTTACAGGAAATTACCCAATACAGTCAAAGTTGGTATGATTATTTTAATGTTGCTCAGTTCTATGAGAACAGCGTATTTTCAAGAGACGTATGTACTTTAATGTACTTTAACTACAAAACAACAAAGAAGGTAGTTTACAAAAAGAAATCGCTTGATAGCGGAGGTTCTAGGATGATTCAGAAAGATGATAGTTTTAACCCGCCTGTCGAAATGATGGAGGAAGGTAAGTTTGAAAAAATAGAAAAGACTATTGACGTTTGGTATGAGGGGATCATGGTTATGGGAACGAACATTCTTTTAAAATGGGAGTTATCTGAAAACATGGTAAGACCAAAATCATCTTCACAACACGCTATCCCTAACTATGTAGCTTGTGCTCCACGTATGTACAAAGGGGCAATAGAGTCTACAGTAAGAAGAATGATACCTTTTGCTGACCTTATACAAATAACCCATTTAAAACTACAACAAGTAATAAATAGGTTAGTACCTGATGGTGTGTTTATAGATGCTGATGGTTTAAACGAAGTTGACCTAGGTAATGGTGCGGCTTATAATCCTGAGGATGCGTTAAGACTGTACTTTCAAACAGGTTCGGTAGTAGGTAGAAGCTACACTCAAGACGGAGACTTTAATAATGCAAGGGTTCCAATTACTCAGTTAAGCTCAGGCTCAGGAACCGGAAAGACACAAATGCTCATTGCAAACTATAATCATTACATGGATATGATTAGGACGGTTACGGGATTAAACGAAGCTAGAGATGGCTCTATGCCTGACCCTAACTCTTTAGTTGGATTGCAAAAACTAGCGGCATTAAATTCAAACACAGCCACAAGACATATTCTTCAAGGTGGTCTATACATCTACAAAACATTAGCCGAAGCAATAACCTATAGAATAGCTGATATATTAGAGTACTCTGACTTCAAGGAAGACTTTATAAATAAAATAGGCAAGTACAATGTCTCTATATTACGAGATATTGCAGACCTTTATATATATGATTTTGCTATATTTATTGAGGTAGCCCCTGACGAAGAGCAAAGAGCACAACTTGAAAGCAATGTCCAAATAGCTCTTTCTAAAGGAGATATTAATCTTGAAGATGCCATTGACATTCGTGAAATTAAAAACTTAAAGCTTGCTAATCAACTGCTTAAGCAAAAAAGAAAACGCAAGGAAGAAAGAGAAGAGAAAATGAAGATGCAACAACAAGCCATGGTTTCTCAGCAACAAATGCAATCTCAAGAAATGGCAGGTAAAATGGCTATGCAAAAGGCTCAGCAGGAATTTCAAATAAAAATGCAATTAAAAGTAGTTGATGCCAAGTTTAATGTTAAAACATTGCAAGTAGAAGCAGAACTAAAGTCTCATTTAATGGCAGAAGAGTTTGGATATACACAACAAATGAATGGTATGCAAACAGAGATGATAAATCAAAGAGAGAAAAACAGAGAGAAGTCAAAAGATGAAAGAATAAGCTTGCAAAACACTCAACAATCAAAATTGATAAATCAACGTAAAAACAATCTAGCGCCATTAAAGTTTGAGTCTAATGAGGATAGCTTAGATGGATTTGATTTCTCAGAATTTGACCCAAGATAAAATTAGAAAAAAAGTTATAGATTTGTAAAAATTAAATTAAATCAAATGGAAAATATTAAAGTAAGAGTGCTAGATGACGGAGACCAAAAGGGGACTGCACAATTAGAGCAAGAACTTCTTGAAAAACATGAGAGAGAAAATTCAGCAGGACTTCAAATAGATCCTGTCGTAGTTCCTGATGTGATTATACAAGAGGATGAATTGTCAGAAGAAAAAGTTCTTTCTTATTTTGAAAAAAGATATAATAAGCGTATTGATTCATTTGATGAGTTAATGGCAGAACGTAAAGAAGCAGAGCCAATCCCTGAGGATGTTGCTGCTTTTATGAAGTATAAAAAAGAAACAGGGAGAGGTTTTGATGATTATGTGAGTCTTAAAAAAGATTACGAATCAATGAACCCCGAAAGTTTACTTGTAAATTATTTGACTGCAACCCAAGAAGGGTTAGATTCTGATGATATTGACACATTAATGGAAGCCTATAAGTATGATGAGGACATGGATGATGAGTCAGCGATTAGAAGAATAAAGTTAGAAACAAAAAAAGCTGTTGCTGAAGCAAGAAAGTTTTTTAATTCTGAGAAAGAAAAATACCAAGTGCCGCTTGAGTCAAGCACTGCACTTGTTTCTGATGATGAAAAAGAAGACTATGAAAGCTACAAGCGATATACTAAGCAGTCAAAAACTGTTGATGAGGAGAATGAAAGAAAAAGGAGTTGGTTTAATAAAAAGTCCGATGAGGTTTTTGATAATGAATTTAAAGGTTTTGAGTTCAACGTTAATGACAAAAAAATTACTTTCAATCCCGGAGATGCTGTTGAGCTCAAAAAGATGCAATCGACTCCTGCAAACTTTATAAATAAGTTTTTGGATTCGGACGGTCTTGTGAATGATGCAGCAGGTTATCATAGGTCATTGGCTATAGCTATGAATCCTGAGAAGTTTGCCAAGTTCTTTTACGAACAAGGTCAATCAGATGCAACGGAGGGGACGATGCGAGCGATAAAAAACATAAATATGTCTGACCGCAGAGTTCCTCAAATTACAAAATCAATGGATGGAATACAGGTAAAATCGGTTAACCCTGATTCAGGTAAAAGCTTAAAAATCCGAAGTATAAAACGTATTTAAAAACAACTAAAAATTAAAAAATGGCAGGTTCAATTCAAACAACGCCTACTTTTGCATTACAACCGGCAGCGGAGCAAGTAGCGTTACAAACAAACTACATTACCGACTTCAACTTCTTAAATCAGTATCTTCCTGATACTTACGAGAAAGAATTTGAGCGATACGGTAATCGTACAGTAGCTTCCTTCTTGAGAATGGTAGGTGCTGAAATGCCTTCTAATTCTGACCAAATCAAATGGGCAGAGCAAGGAAGATTACACATTAAATATACAGCTTGTACCTCGGCAGGTGTGTTAGGAGCAAACACTGCTACAATTGCTGTAGCTGACAGTGGTGTTACTTACATTGCTATCAGAGTAGGTCAGACTGTTATGATTCAGAACAATGCATCAGGAGTCTTTAACAAGGCTATTGTTACTGCAGTTCCTTCGGCAACTACTTTCACAGTAGCTTACTACGAGGCAGGCGGTCAGACTTTTGCTGCTGCTGCTGTATGTACCGTATTTATATACGGTTCTGAATTTAAAAAAGGAACAAACGGAATGGTTGGTTCTTTAGAGGCTGAAGATGACTTCTACTCTAACAATCCTATTATCATCAAGGACAAGTACGCTGTAAACGGTTCTGACATGGCTCAAATAGGTTGGGTTGAAGTAACTACTGAAAACGGTGCTACAGGATACCTTTGGTACTTAAAGTCAGAGCACGAGACTCGTTTAAGATTTGAGGACTACCTAGAGACCTCAATGATTGAAGCGGTTCCTGCTGCTACAGGCTCAGGCGCAAAAACAGCAGGCATGATGGGTTCTGAAGGAATCTTTTATGTTGTGAATGACAGAGGAAACGTTTGGGGAGGTGGTACACCAACATCTCTAACCGAGTGGGACTCTATCGTTTCTCGTTTGGACAAGCAAGGCGCTATTGAGGAGAACGTTATTTTTGTTAACCGTGGATTGTCTTTTGACATCGACAATATGTTAGCAACATTAAACGGATACACTTCAGGTGGTGTGGCTCAGTCTGCATCTTTCGGTTTGTTTGACAACGATGTTGACATGGCTCTTAACTTAGGATTTACAGGATTCCGTAGAGGTTATGACTTCTACAAGTCTGATTGGAAATACCTAAACGACCCAACAATGCGTGGTGGTCTAAACCAAACTGCTGCAACTGCTGCAGGTACAATCACAGGTCTTTTAGTTCCTGCAGGTTCTACATCTGTTTACGATCAAATCATGGGTAAAAATGCAAAGAGACCTTTCTTACACGTAAGATACCGTGCTTCAGAAGCTGAAGACCGTAGATACAAAACGTGGATTACAGGTTCTGCCGGTGGAGCTCAAACTTCTGACTTAGATGCAATGGAGGTAAACTTCTTGTCTGAGCGTTGTGTGTGTACTCTAGGTGCAAACAACTTTGTATTATTCCGTTTTGGATAGTATTTAATAAGAATGGAAAGAGTGTCTTCAAAGACACTCTTTTTATTTTTTAACGAATTGAATCAAATTAAATTATTATAAAATGTCAACAACAAAAACCGCTACGGCCACAAGTAAAGTCTACAAGCTACTTATAGGTAGTCCACTTTCTTACACATTATCATCAAGAAACCATCCAAAGTTCCCTTTGATGTGGTATGATGAAAAAAAGAATGAAAATCGCGCACTTAGATATGCGATAAATCAAAAATCCCCATTTGAAGATGAGCAAGACGGCAATGCCATTCTTGAGCCAATCATTTTTGAAGATGGTTTTTTAACTGTTCCTAGAACAAACCCTTCTTTACAAGCTTTTCTGCATTACCATCCTTTAAACGGAAACATATTTTCAGAAATAGACAGAGAAAAAGAAGCTCATGTACAAGTCGCTGACTTAGATATGGAGATTGATGCTTTAATTGAAGCACGAAAACTTTCTGTAGAACAGATTGAAACCCTTACTAGAGTAATGTTTGGGAAAGACCCATCAACAACATCTACTTCAGAATTAAGAAGAGATATATTAGTGTTCGCTAAAAACGACCCTAAAGGATTTCTTAATATTTTAAATGACCCTGAGCTTCAGTTTCAAGATAAAATAAAAAGGTTATTTGAAGAGGGCTTATTATCCCTTAGAAATAACAACAAAGAGATTTGGTTCAATACCGCTACTAACAAAAAGAAGATGGTTTCAGTACCCTTCGGAGAAAACCCTTACGATATAGCAGGAGGTTATCTTTCAAGCGATGACGGGATTGACTCTTTAAAGATGTTAGAGTCTAATCTTCTTGAATAAATTAAACTTTATTCGATATAGTTACTACAAAAAAGCACGGAATTAATCTGTGCTTTTTTTATTATATTTGTAAAAATATCTAAAATGATAAACGAGGTCAGAAATGCGGTTCTATCTATATTAAATAAAAACAATTACGGATATATTTCTCCATCAGATTTTAATTTGTTTGCATCAAATGCACAAATGGAAATATATGAGGAGTACTATAGCAGTTACAATAAAGTAATAAATTTTGAAAATTCAAGAATATCAGGCACTGATTATGCTGATATTGAAAGCCCAATTGCTGAAACACTAGAAACGTTTTTGGTTACTGATTACTTGGCGAAAATAGATGCTCGTTCTTTTTCTATACCTACATTAATAACCGTGGGCAATGATTCTTATTATTTGCTTAAATTATTATGTTATCCTAACATACTAGCTTCAGGAGTTTCTACCGGAACAACCCCTTCTTTGCTAGTCGATTCTAGTGCATCATTTATATCAGACGGCATAAAACAAGACGACATTGTTACCAATATTACGACAGGAGCCGTAGCAAATGTCATAAATGTGATATCAAACACTCAGATAACATTAGACTCTGACATATTCACTGTTTCTCCTCAAAATTACAAGGTATTTTCTTCAGTAGTAAAAGAAGCTGAAAAAGTCAGTGTGGGAAGAATAACACTGTTAAACAACTCACTTCTTACTAGACCATCTAATATTTATCCTGCATATACCTTGGAAGGCGAAAAAATAAAGATTTCTCCGTCTACTATAAATAACAAAGGACAAGTTCAGGCTGTGTATTTTAGGCATCCTAAATCTCCTAAATGGACTTACGTTGATTTAATTACGGGAGAGCCTATGTTCGACCAATCACAAGCTGATTATCAGGACTTTGAGCTCCCTAAGGAGGATGGCTATAAGTTAGTCACAAAGATACTTGAGTATTGTGGTATAAGCATTAGGGAGCCTGAGGTTACTAATTTTGGTCTAGCCCAACAGCAAAGAGAACAACCTACATTTAGCATCCAACAATAATAAAAACGTATTAAATGGCTTATATATCCCAATATCAGTATTATGAAAATAACGGAAACCAACCGCAAGATGAAATGTGGGGGTCATACCAATATGTTAGCTTAGAAGACGTTGTAACTAACTTTTTGCTCATGTATTCGGGCAATCACTCATTAATAAACAATGAGGAAAAATACAAGGTTTTATTTCACGCAAAGAGAGCGATACAAGAGCTTAATTACGATGCGTTTAAGGAAGTTAAGGTATTGGAGCTAAACGTCTCTGATTCATTGCGATTTGTGCTTCCTTCTGACTATGTGAATTGGGTTAGAATATCATTATACAAAGATGGTTTTTTAAGACCTTTGACTGAGAATATTCAAATTATCTCATCTAATGCCTATCTGCAAGACAACGTTGGAAACATATTGTTTGACCAATCAGGCAATGTACTTCGTCCGGAGTATTCAGACATTGATTTTGAAAGACTTACTAAGACAAAAAAAAGTATCTATTTAAACCAATCAAATCAATTTCATGGGTCTGAAGGTTACAATTTTGAAGGGATGTGGTATTTTGATTATCATATAGGCACTGCATTTGGGCTAAATACAGAGACTGCAAATTTCAACCCTACTTTTAAAATAGACAATAAAGCAGGTGTTATAAATTTTGACTCAAGTATGTCAGGAGAAATGTGCATAGTTGAGTATATTTCTGACGGAATGGAGGGAGGAGATAACTCACGTATAACTGTAAATAAATTGTTTGAACAATACATTTATTCAGCTATAAAGTATGAGATATTAAACGCAAAACTTGGAGTTCAAGAATACATTGTTACTAGGGCTAAAAAAGATAGAAGAGCCTTGTTAGCAAACGCAAAAATACGAATAAGCAACATACATCCGGGAAGACTCTTAATGAATCTAAGAGGTATGGATAAAATAATAAAATAGTATGGCAAATATCAGCAGGAATTTCCTAATGGGGCGTATGAATAAAGTCATAGATGAACGAGTACTTCCTGACGGAGAGTACGTTGATGCTATGAATGTCAGAATGGGCTCAACGGAAAATGCAGAAGTTGGGGTTATTGAAAACACAAAAGGTAACACACCCCTTACAAGCTTGGCTTACATAGACGGAACTCCTTTGAGCCCAAATGCAAGATGTATAGGAGCCATTGAAGATAGTGCAAACGAAACCCTATATTGGTTTGTTCACGACCCTACTTTCTCTGTTGGCGTAACTAATAAGCTTGATTTAATAGCTTCATTCAACGTTTTAACCACGATTCTAACCTACCATATTATATCTATAAATGATGGAGGGAATATAAATACTACATTAAACTTTAACCCTAAATACTTAATTACAGGGGTTAATATAATTCAAGACTTATTGTTTTTTACAGACAATTACAATGAGCCAAGATTTATAAATATAAACTCAAACTACCCTAACCCTGTTTTAAATGTAGACGAGTTAGATCCTGAGTCAATTTTAGTAATAAAAAGACCTCCAATAGAGTCTCCAACCATACGTCCAATAACAACAAGTGGTCAAGAGAATTTTTTAGAAACAAGGTTTATATGTTTTGCCTACAGATACAGGTATGCCGATGGAGAGTACTCTGCTACTTCACAGTGGTCTGCTCCTGCATTTGTTCCAAATCCTTTTGAGTTTAGCCCAACAAGTATGCTAAATGAAGGCATGACTAATTTTACTAATTCTGTAATAGTTGAGTACAATTCAGGCGGGCATCTTGTCGTTGGTATTGACTTGCTTTTTAAGCAAAGCGAAAACAACATCATTAAGGTAATTGAAAAATTAGATAAAACAGATTTAGGACTTGCAAATAACGCACTATATGAATTTACTTTTAACAATAGTAAGATATTTACCGTTTTAAATGATGCTGAAATATTAAGATTGTTTGACAATGTTCCATTGCTTGCTCAAGCCCAAACCATTATGGGAAACAGGCTTATGTATGGGAATTACGTTGAGGGATATGATTTAATTGACAAATTAGGAAATCCTGTAAAAATTGAATACGAAACATCTTTAATTGCACAAGATATTGGCAACAATGTTCTTACTGACACTACTCAAAATGGTATCTACAATATAGACCCTACTGCGATTGGGCTTAGCGTGTCTGATTCTGTTTTTACAGTTGATTTTACAGGAATAGAACTAAATGAAGGTTCTTTAATATCAATAGACTTACAGATATCTCATAAGCAGTGGACAGGATACACTCCTTCTCCTGATGAAGTATCAGAAGATATTAATTTGTCATTTAGTTTTTTACTAACCACGAGCTATTCTTCTGTCTATGAAATGGCAACAAGTCCTCAGTTTATAAATGCAATTGGAACACCTTCAAATATACTGCCTGTCTCTACGACAGTTTTAGGTCAGGACACATCTTGTAATGGGAACACATTTACAGATTCGTTTAATTGTCAGTTACCTAATACTCTAGGTGGTTCCCCAAATAATTTTACAAAATACGAAAGCGGCATAAGTGGCTTAAATACAAACTTACAGCCTATAAAAATAATAACAACTCCATCAAGTAGTGTTTTAGGGTTTCAACTACTAGCAATGGCTTATGTTGACGACATAGCTTTACCAACAAAAATTGCTTATGAATACTACGAAGCAATTTTCGTAAGTGCCTTATTTCAAGAAATCGCAAATCCAAGAAGTTTACATAGCAATAGAGGTTACGAAGTAGGTATTGTGTACATGGACGGCTTTAACAGGGCGACCACAGCTCTTGTAAGCGCATATAACGCAGAGTATGTGCCTTGCGGTTATTCTGTAAATAAGAACAGTATAAGGGTCAATATACCTGTTACTCAAAGAGCTCCAAGATGGGCAAAAAGATACCGATTTGTAATAAAACCTGACGAAGAGCGATACGAAACCATTTACAGCAATTTATTTTTTATAAATCCTGAAACAAACGAGGCTTGGCTTTTTCTTGAAGGAGAGAACATGAGGAAAGTTGAAGAAGGCGATAGACTAATTGTAAAATCAGATAGTCAAGGCCCTACTTTAAATTGTGTACGAACTACAGTTCTTGAAAAAGTATCTCAGCCGTCAAACTTTATTGAAATACCACTAGAGGGAGCTCCGACTACTTATTTAGATATACCTGCAGGACTATACATAAAATTAAACCCAAACAATTTTAATTTAACAAGAGAAGAAAACTCTATTATAGCTCCCGGTCAAAGAAGAAGAGTTGGGTCAAGGGGGCAGTCTACTATATTATTTTACCCTATGAATGTTCCTGACCCATTAGACCCCGGGATGTTTATAGATTATACTGTGCCTGCAGGAAGCAGAATACAGCTAAGTATTGATTGGAACAGAGCAGGAACAGGCAAGAAATTTTGTGAAAAAAGAGGGTATTTACTAGAAAAAACTTATATATCTACTGCCGAATATGAAAATATGTATGATTGGTTTGTAGGAGACAATATTAAACTAACTATAAATACAGGTATAGATAAAGGTGGTAATCAGGTAAATGTGTTTGTCCCCGGACTTGATGCTACTCCTGCTCCTGAGCCTAGTAATATTTATTTTAGTTTTTTCAGGGATTTAAACACAAACGCACTCTCACTTAGACTTACAACCACAAACAGTTGTACAGGAGGTAACTTTAAATACTCAAGAAGCATTTACGTAACTGCGACTATTACTGTTTTTAGAGCAGATAGCTTAGTTGTTCTTGAGACGGAACCATTAGATGCTTTGCCTGATGTGTTTTTTGAAAATGAACTATCTTTTCCTATAGACAGCGAGGGGAATCATGGAGGTAATGTCCAAAACCAAGATATAATAAATGGAGAGCCTGCCATAGTAGATACAGGATTTTTTAACTGCTACTCATTTGGTAATGGAGTAGAGAGCTATAAAATAAGAGACTCAATTGTTGGTAGGTCATTTACTTTTGGAGAAAGGGTAACTGCTGTTGCTGAACAAGACTATAAAGAAGCGCACAGGTTCTCTGACATCACATATAGTGGTATATACAATGGCGAGTCTAACATAAATAGGCTAAACCAATTTAACTCAGGTTTATTGAACTTTAAGCATTGCGAAATATCTTTTGGCCCTATATCCTTATTAGATGGAAGAAGCACAGACATCCTTGTTCTTCAAGAGGACAAAATATCTTATGTTTTGTCAGGTAAAAATTTACTATCTGATTCAAGTGCAGGAGGTGTAATAACAGCTACTCCTGAAGTTTTGGGAACACAAATAGCTCGTCCTGAGAAGTATGGTATTAGCTTTAATCCTGAGAGCTATGTTCAATGGGGTTCAGACCGATTTTTTACAGATGCAAAGCGTGGCGTTGTGATTCAACTAAAAGGTGGAGAAACAGGAAACCAAGAATTGCAGGTAATCTCTCAGCCAAATATGAGAACGTTCTTTAGAGATTCATTCAATGAAACTATAAACTCTCAAAAACTAGGTGGCTTTGACCCTTACATGAATGAGTATGTTTTGTCTATAAACAAAGAGTCTTTACCTGACAACTCTCAGTGTATAAATTGCGGAATATCTCAAACATTTACACTTTCTACAAATAACGAAGATTTAAAGTCATTTACGTATTGCGTAAACCTTGGTGCTGTAGTAGGTCTGACAGGTATAAATTGGATGTTTTTATCTTTAGAACCCGGAGCAGAAGTTAACATTTCTGTTCTATACAATGGCGTAAACACAGATTCAGGCTTTACAGGCTTGGGTGGTAATTTGTCTTTTGATAAAGACAACGTGTCTATTGATTTTGCTGCAATAACTATACAGTATAGTGGAGACATGGAAATCTCTATTGTTGTGGGGTGTGTGGACTCTCCTCCTATGACTATAGTAGAGGTTGTTTTAACAAATAACTACCAAGCAGGAGAAACAATACACACTCAATATAGATACAATGACGGAGCTTTCGTAGGGCCTTTATTCTCTAATCTAGTTCTTTTTGAGACAGGCGTTACAATACCTCTTGTATCGAGGTATAATACTGTATCAGGATTTGTTGGATCAGGTGGCTTCCCTCCTGAGTCAAGCACAATGAGGTTGTCAACAAACCTAATATCCCCTGATAACTTTGTGTTTGACCCTCTTGTAGACAAGTTCAGGTATTTTAGGGGAACAACTCTGTTTAATAATACAGACCTTGACATTCAAGCTTTACTGCTTGTTTCCTTGCAAGCATCGCCTAATCTAGGTTTGGCTCCTTCTTACTATGCAGATTTTATAGTGCCTCCAAATGCAGATGGCGAGTTCCTTTATTTAATTTGGGATTTAAGAGATTCTGTATTAACAAGCCTTTGTTTTGGAGATACACGAATAGACACTTGTTGTAATTGTCAGATTGGAGATTATTACTTAAACTCTTCATTTACAACAGCTACAAGTATATTTGATGACAATAATTTGACTCAAGTATCATCAAATGGGTTCTATTCTGAAAATGGAATAGTACGAGAGCTGATAGACGGAATACTGCTGCCTCAACAACCTTGTCAACCTTGTAGCGTTGAAGTATCTTTGTGTTTTGGTACAACTAGCGTTGATGTTTGTTGCGCTTGTGATGAGCAATGCATTAGCTCTTACAATACTTATTCAATAAGTAATAACTCAGCAAACACACAAGTCGTAGGTTTTTATGATGAAAATGGAATATACAATGAAATATCAATAGGCTCTAATCAATCACAAGACATTTGCAGTGTTGGAGCACCAACATCTTCAAATGAAGAAGTGATAATATTATTTGTATCTTGTGGATGCATAACTCCTTAATCAGTAAATAACTATGGCAATAAATTTAACATTCTATTTAGATGCAGCAGACTTAGCTTCTGCTGTATCTGTATATTTAGATTTTAATCTTGTTAACTTAGCTCCTGACGGGTTTTATTCAGATTCAACAATAGTAAGGCAACAATCATCAGGAGTGCTATTAGAAGCCACTATTTGTGAAGAATGCCTACCTCCTTGTGGAGGAGTAATCTCTGTTTCAGGTGGGGAAGGTATTTATTTACTAGAAATAGGCTTAGGCTCCACTTCATCAGATGTGGGCGCAGTAATAATAAGATTCGACCCTTCAAGTGTGCCTGACGGTATCCGTGCAATATATGATTCTGTAGTTTACAATAAATTAAGCTCTCCTGTAGATGGCGTGCATCAAAGCGCTACTCCCGGTAACTTTACAATTATAGGGAACGTAAATGCTACATCAGGTTGTAGCGCATCTTGGTATCCATCAGGAGGCTCAGTAATTGTAGATGAATATTTGTATGACGGTACTTCTTTTAATCTTACAGGAAACTCTCAAACGATAGCAATAGACTCTAATGATCTTTCATTAGGAGATCCACCGGGAGATTCAATTATGGTAATACCAAAGCTAAATGGCACTCCAAACATAATAAATATTCAAGTTTTAGGGCCTTGTAGTAGCACGGGATGGGATATTAATATATCCTGCCCTGCATTGCTACCTTCATTTTCATCTTCTCAGATGCAAGCTAATCCCAATATAGGTTGCATGAAAGATATAAATCAGACGTTTTATTTTGCGAAAGTCCATTTAGCTTCAGATACCTTTGTGGGGTTATACGACTATGTGTTTGCTGATGCTTATGGGCAGTTTTCATTAGCTGATGGATATTATCTAACAGACAATGTAGCCTCTCCAAACAAAACGTTGGAAGTTTTAAACGGAATAGTAGTATCAATAACTGATTGTATTTAATTATGGAATATACTTTATCATATAGCGAAGGTGTAAAAGGATGGGTTTCATTCTACTCTTATCTTCCTGATTGGATGATTGGAATGAACAATTACTTCTACACATTCAAAGGTGGGGATTTATATCGCCACAACACAAGCGAAGAAAGAAACACTTTTTACAAACCATGGTGGGTTAAAGTCGGAGAGCCACTACAGGCGTTTCAACCAACTACATTGCAAACTGTGTTCAACGAGGCAGTTCTTGAGAACAAATTATTTAAGACGATTTTAATAAAGGGAGATGCACCATGGTCTGTACAATTAGAGACAGACATACAGGTGTCAGGATTTATAGATAATGATTGGTTTGAGAAAAAAGAAGCTACATTTTTTGCGTTTATAAGAAACAATTCCATAGGCGAACTATCATTAAGAAGCGCAAACGGGATAGGCAACAGCTTAAGTGTAACAGGCGCAGGCACAAGTGCTGCTGAAATAAACTTTAGCATTAGCCCTTTAGTTTCTCTTGGCTCAATACTAAGCATAGGAGATTACGTTTATTTTGGCAACTCCCAATCAAACTTTGGAGGAATTGTTTTAGACATAATAGTTGACTATCCAAATGGTATAAATAGGTTGGTGGTAAATAATAACATCATAATCCCTCAAACTACTCCGATACCGGACGATATAAACTTTTTCTTCTTCATAAAGAACTCGGTTGCTGAATCTCATGGAGTTTTAGGACACTACTGTGTGATAAATCTTCAGAACAGTTTAAACAGTAAAATAGAGCTATTTACAATTGAAACTAATGTAATGAAAAGTTTCCCTTAAATTCAATATCTTTGTATCTACATGAGCTTAACTATTAGACCACTTTGCGACAATGATTATCAAGACATACTTTTAGATTGGTGGAAGTCTTGGGGTTGGGAAGCCCCTAAAAAAGATTTCCTTCCTGACGATGGTAAGGGAGGCTTAATAGTTTACGATAAATCTTTACCGATATGTGCAGGGTTTATCTATATGACAAATTCAAAAGTTGCTTGGGTCGATTGGATTGTATCAAGCAAAGAATACAGAGTAAAAGGAAAAAGAAAAGAAGCAATTCAGATGTTAATTGAATCTTTGACTAATATAAGTAAAAATTCAGGCAGTAAATATGCTTACGCTTTAATAAAAAACGCAAGTTTAATTGAAGTATATAAAACTCTTGGATACAATGAAGGAGAATCTTACACTAAGGAAATGATAAAATTACTATAAAATGGGAGTAGCAACAGCAATAGCTATAGGTGGCTTAGCCATATCAGCAGGGTCATCAGTAATGTCCTTTACGCAAGCAGGTGCTCAAAGAAGAAAGCAAAGAGAAGCTGAAGCAAGTGCTGTAATGGCATTGGCTGAAGCTAAAAAAAAGTTAGAGATAAATTTCACAGATGAATTATCTATAATGAAAGAGCCTTTCGAGTTACAAAGAGATGCTATGTTGTCTGCAGGCGCACAGGCTATTGATGCAGGTGTTGAAAGTGAAAGAGGAGCTGCTGCTGTGGCAGGTAGGGTTCAGATGGCTCAAAACGAATCGCAAGCAGGTATTAGAACAGCAATGGGACAAGAGCTACTTGACATACAAGCCAAGCAGATAGCCGAAGACTCACGTTTAAGGGACATAGGTGTGCAATTAGACCTTGGAGAGGCAGAAGGCGCACAGCTTGCAGCTAGGGACTTTCAGGAGGCTGCTACTGCATCTACCAATCAAGGTTTCCAATCAGTTGTAAGTACTGCTCAACAGGGATTAAACATGGTTCCATTATTTATGGGTAAAGGTATAACTCAAAGTGAATTAGGAGGCTCAAGTCTTACTCCTGACGAATTTCAAAAAATAGGTAACGTAAGAGGAGGGAGCATGGGTGCTGATGCTGCTTTAGGATTTACTAATCTTGACCTAGAGACTGTTCAAAATATGAGCCCTAAAGCTTTTGATGAATTTATAGCAGGATTACCTGCTGAGCAGAGAGAGTCTATGCTTAATATTTTAAAGTCTAAAAGATAAAAAATGGCAAGCACATTCTTTGGTTACGCGGAAAGAGATGCTGATTCCCTAGTAAATTGGGCATCAGTTGGACAGGATATGAGCGATATGCTCGCAGAAACAAATAAGGTTCGTCAAGAGAAAAAGTCAGCAATAGACCAAGCTACCCGTGATTCCTTAATGCAGTTATCACAAGCTCCTCAAGGAGAGAATATTGGCGCAAGAACTGAAATATTAAGATATGCGGCTGCTGCATCAGAAAGAATAAAGATTGACGACAGACTTTTAAAATCAGGCGAATTAAGCTTACAAGAATACACTATTCGTAGGCAAAACATAAACGATGGAACCAACTTAGCTTTCAACGCCAACAAAGCGTACCAAGAAATGTTTACCGAAGTAATGAATGACGATACATTATCTGAATTAGTTAGAATGAATTTTGCAGAGGTTGAGTCCTTTGGAAATTGGAATACGGCAGGAATGTATATTACACCAAACGGGACAGTAATGTCGGCTAAAAAAGAAATGAAAATAGTTGACGGCAAAAGAGTCTATACCATGAGTGATAACCCGGGGGACTTAAAAAGTGCTGACAATCTTAATACAGCAATTTACGGCAGAACAAAAAAGGTAGACATAAACACTCCTATGCAATCTTTTGTAGACAATTTAGGAATAGAGCAGTCGGGGATTATAAGAAAAAGTGGTTTGTTCTCACAGGGCAATGTAACCACGATAGATGACATAACAACAAGAAACTATACTGAAAAAGAAAGAGGTGTATTGTTTTCATTTCTTAACGCAGAAAATGGTATTATAGACTCAATTATTGGAGGTTCGGATATTCGTATTTCAAGTATTCTTGTTGACAGAGTTGTTACTAATAAAGAGGGTAAGGCTTATTCTCTTACCTATGACCCTGCAGCAGCGAAAAAAGACTCTAGTCTTATTTTAAAAGGCATTGGGCCAAACGGGCAAGAGGTTTATTTACCTTCAGATGATCAAAAACAAAATGCAAAAGAATTTATTCGTAACCAATTAAGAGCTAAGTACGACAGAAAGGTTGATATTACTAGCACAGGACAGCTTAGTAGAAATGACCCACCTCAAGCGAAAGTAGATGCCGACAATAAGAATAAAGAAGATGATGCAAACATTCAGAGACTTGGCAAAATTTATAGCGGAAACCCTGCAGAAATCGCTGCTGCTTTTCAGTCTATAATGGCCTTAAACCCTGATATAACGGGAGGAAAAAGAACGCCAAACGGTATAGAGTACTTTGAGGAAGTAGACGGCAAGAAAGTGCCAAAAACAATAAGCTTTCGTGCAGATGACAACACACTATTAAGTGAAAAACAATTTATTGAAAGATCAATGGTGCAACTTTTAGGCGATGTAAATGTAAATCGAGCTAAAAATTACGGTGGAGACGGTTTACTCAACATAAATACAACACAAAATTATACAAACGAAGCAGAACAGAAGCCTAAACAAACTGAGGTTGACATAACAGATGATTTGTTTCGTGGATCAGACCAAGTCCCGTCAGCAAAATTTATAATACAAAAACTTGAAAATGCAGGATTAAAGGTTTCTAAAGAAGATAAGAAAGTGGAAGGGTCATGGTCAGCTTTTGCTAAGGGGGGATATTATGACGAGGTTGTACTATATGCGCCAAACGGAAATTCTTACGCCTATAGCTCTGATGCAAGTAAAGAACAAGCGGCAATTCAAAAGAAGGGGGCTATTGCTTTTATAAAAGAAAACAGAAACCAAGCCCCTAGATAAAACACACTAAAAATGGACGAGAAATATTTAAAAAACCTGTATGCTTTGATAAAAGAAAATGACTCCTCTTACGGGGTAGAATTTTCTTATGACCAATTCAAAGCAAAAATTCAAGAGAAGGAGTATGCAACTAAAATGCACACTTGGCTTTCAGGTAAAGATGAAGCTACCAATAAAAAACCTGTTGGTCAATTTGTAAATGACGTAAGAATATCAACACCTGTTCAAAAAAAAAAGTTTTCATTGGACTCAGAATTGCCTCAACAGAAAGAAGCAGTTCCTACGGGATTATCTTCGGGAGATGGTTTTTCGGATACTCAACGTACAGCTAGAAAGCCCATAAAAGAAAACATTGATGTTGTTAATAAATCAGTAAAACCTCCTGTAGAAGCAGTCAAAAAAAATAAAATAAAACCTTGGGAAATTCAACCAAAGAAAAAAGGCGAGGATTACACATTTTATGATTCACTTAGAGGTGGTTTAGATACAGCTATTACAACAGTTAGTAAGTCTATTTATGATTTACCGGCATTAGCTTATGACGTTAGTGCGGTTCTAACAAATCCATTTATAGAAGTGTTTGGTGCTGAACCAAATAGTTCTGAACGATTTGCTGAAACTTTTGGCTTAAGAAATATTCCTTCAGAAATCCTAAAAGAAAAAATTGACAAAAACAATAAAGAAATAGAAGCTTATAATAATACAATTGATGGCGATGCATTAACAGCGATTGAAAAAGGTAATTATATTAATGCTGCAAAATTAATTACAGGGACAACAATTCAATCACTACCTATTATGGCTGCTGCATTTCTATCAGGAGGTTCAGCAAGTGGTCTAGCTGTCATTGGATTGTCTACTGCTTCAACAAAAGCAGCTGAATTAAAAGAAAGCAATCCGGAAATGGATGTTAGTACACGTACTGTAAACGCAGCTTTTACAGGAGCAATAGAAGCATATACAGGTCAATTACTAACTGGCGCTTCAGGAGCTGTAGTTAAAAGAATAATTGCGGATAAGGGCGCAAAAGAAGGTTCAAAAATTATTAGCAAGTCTTTTAGAAGTTCTATTGAAAAAACTATTGAAAAAAACCCAATAACTGCTCTTTTTGGAGAAATTTTAGAAGAAAGTGTTGTTGAATTTGGGAACCAAGTAACCGACATGGCTTCAGGTATAAGAGATGAACTTGATTTTAGGTCAGTAGTTAATGCGGGAATTTCCTCAGTAGGAATGGGGGGAGTAAATACCGTTGCTGTTTATGGAGCCAAAGGATTTGTAAAAGCTTCTGACTACAAAAAAGCAAAATCCATAAATAGTCAAATAGACAAACTTTCTGTTGAATTGTCAAATCCAAATTTAACGGATTCAGACAAGAGACTATTATCAAGCAGGATTGACCGATTAATTACTGAAAATAAAAAAATAATTGGAGATGGATTAGAAAGGATTACGAGTTTACCAACTACAGTGAGAAACGAATTAGTTGAAATAAACAGTATCATTGATGATTTAAAGATTAAAGCGCTCGAAGTACAAGATGATCCAAATTTATCAGAAGATACTAAAAGATCTTTGTTTGCTGAAATAGTTCAACAAGCCATGGATTTAATGGACAGAAAGAACAATATAATTGAAGGTAGTTATATATACGGAAATTTTGACAAACTTTCTGCACCAATAAAGACCAAACTGAAAGACGAAGCGGGAAGAATACTTATAGAGGAAGCTGAAAGAAATGGAGAAACTACTTTTTCATTTGACGATGCAACAATATCAAAAAAAGCGGCTGAATTATATGCTATTCAATTAAGAGAAACTGACAATAATGAGCAAACTCAAAGCTCGATAACAGAAGAGCAGTCAGTAAGAAAAGCAGAGTTAGAGGAGGCTATTGCCCAACCTGCAAACTCAAAGGGCACCGTAACTATTGGGGAAACCACCTTGAGTAGAGAGGATGCCGTTGCTGAATTACAAGCACTAAGCGCAGAACAGGTTAGCCCTACTAAACAAAAAAACCCTGCATTACAAGATGTAGAAAGTACTGTTAAAAAGTTACGGGAAATTGGAGAAAGTACAGGCGAAATAGTATTTGCCTCATTAATTCCTGATAAACAATTTTCTGAATTAAACATAGACGGAAATGGGTTAAATGATATAATTTCAGAAGCCTACCATGCAGACAAAGCAGCAGGTATAGAAACAGACATAACTAGAGCCGTAGAGTCCTTATTCGATAAACAAATAGAAAATGAAATTGAGGCTTTAAGGGCAGCTGAACAACTTGAACTTAGAGAAGCTTTCCCTAACTTTGAAGAATACCTTGTAGACGAAAAAGTTGACGAGAGCAAAATAACTAACGTAGAAGATAAGGCTAAGTTTGACGAGATTTATGAAAAATATGACAAGCTAATTACTCCTCTTTTAGAAACAATTCAAACAGAAAATACACAACCTATAACAAACACACAAAATGAAACAACAAAGCAGTTACGACCCGAAGGAACAAGAGACGGAGGAAGACGGGATAAGAGCAGGGGAGCTACGCCTCTTGAAGGTGCGCCATCAGTACAAGGCGTTAACGGGCCGGACACACAGCTTGTTGCCGTTGCCGAAGCATATGCAGAAGCAAACGGAATCGAACTTAAAAGACAAGGGGAATACGTTGAAGTAGACGAGGCAAGAGCTAAAAAAATAGCCGAGGCTTATATCCAAATGGAAGATAATGCTCAAGACCCTACAGTCAAGGAAGCATACCAAAATCTAATTAAACAAACAATGGCTCAATATCAAGCATTAGTCGATGCGGGGTATAAGTTTTGGTTTATGGACTTAAATATCCCAAGCAACTTAGAGTACGCGTCAAGCCCATACAATGCTTCAAGGGATTTAAGAGCAAACAAACAAATGGGAGTTTTTCCTACCACGTCTGGTTTTGGCACAAGCGAGCTTGATGTAAGTAGTAATCCTTTATTAGAATTTACGGGGATTATGTGGCCCCTTGGAGGACTAGATGGGGAAATGAGACCCGTATTGGCTAACGATTTATTTCGTGCGGTTCACGATGCTTTTGGACACGGGCTAGAGGGAGCAGGATTTAGAGCAAGGGGAGAAGAAAATGCTTGGCAAGCTCACGTTAGATTATATACGGGAAGTGCTATTGCTGCTATGACTAGTGAAACAAGAGGTCAAAACTCTTGGGTAAACTTCGGCCCATTTGGAGAAGCCAACAGAAATGCAAATGCAGACGACACGGTTTTTGCAGACCAAAAGACAGGACTAATGCCTGAGGCAACTTGGACAGAAGGAAGAGCTGATGATATGCAAGACGATGGCGATTCAAATATACAAGAAGAAGTGTCTTCAAAGACACAAGCAACAATACCATCTGCCCCACCTGCGCCTTTAGTAGCACCACCTGCGCCTTTAGTAGCACCTTCAGGGACACAGGGTCTTTCTGAAGCTGAGCTCCCCGGATTCGACAGGATGATAGTTGAGGTCGATGGTATTGTTAAAAAATCTAAGAGCAGAAGAGTTAGCGCTCAAAAGATGGTCGATAATGTTATGAGCTATGTTATGGGCTCGAAAGTCTACGAAAACGCCACAGACGTGCAGAGAGAGGCATTGGTTCGTAAAATAAGAAAAGACTTTGGATTAAAAGAGAGGTCTGCTCCTTCAGTTGGCAGAATACTTGGTACAATTAAAAATGTTACCAAAATAACAATGACCGAGAAGACCGCATTAAAAAAGCAAATTAAAGATTTGGCTAGAGGTGCGAAAGATGCGGTTCGTGCATTTAGGTTAGCAAGCAATCAGCTTTCAAAAGAAATAAAAGAACTTAAAAAGACAGGCAAAATTACTTCTACGCAGGCGGCCAACGTTCTTAGAGCCTTTAGCAAGGTCAATGTTTTCAGCGAAACTTCTGTTCAAAGATTCACAGACTACATGACCAAGGTTTTTAAAGATGCAGACTACGCTAGTAATGTTGCTATTGCTAAAAAAACGAGGGCTTCAATTAAAAAACTATCAAAAAATGATAAGAAAAATGCAAACCTAAGAGATTTAGGGGCTGCATTTGCAGCAATAAACCCTTTGCTTGTAGAAGATATTGAGGCGTACAACAAAATGGCTCAAGAGATTAAAACAGCCATACAAGGCTCCTCAATTAAAAATCCAAAGGTTGCTTTTGTCGATACGGTAAATATAAAGGATGCCAACAAATATGTTTCAGCAGAGATTAAAAGACAAGAAAAGATTTTAAAGGACGAAAAAATTGCTGAGATTGAAAGCCTTTATGGGATTAATGCCTCCTCTTTTAGTGAAGCGGAAATGACTGCATTATTAACTAAGGACGAGCCAATGTCCGATAAGAATGATGAAATTGTAAAAGAAGCTATAAAGGAAGCGTTTGAGGTATATAAAAAGAGGATTCTATCGGCAATAGAAAACGGTATTGATCCTATGACAGGAGCTAAAGTTACATATTCAGCTACTGAAAAGAAGGTTATATTACAATTCTTAGAAATGGACACTGACAAGATGAGCTCAAAGGTTTCTATAGGAGCCGTTGATAGCCTTCTCAACTTCTTAGTAAACAATTCTACTGCGGGGATGTCTGCGGTATATTTCTCTTATATGGGAGAGATTAACGCTCAAGAAGTAGCAGCAGACGGTATTTTTGCTATCACATTAAAAAAGTATTTCTCAGAAGGAGTTGGAAGAGTTCTTGCGGAACAAACAACTAACTTATCTCTAGTATTTGAAAAGCTATTTAAAGGATTCACAAGAGGAGGAGATGTTCAAGACTCAATGGGCTTAACAAAGCTAATAAACAAGAAAGCTTTTGCAGAAAATAATGCCAATAGCATAATAAAAGATTATGTCAGTAGGTTTTATAAAAACAATATAAAGCCTAACGGACAAAAGTTTAACACTGCCTACAATGACACGGAAAGAGAGATGTCCTCATTTATGATGAGGAACATAATTGGAGACGTAGAGCAAATGCAAACCGAATTTAATAGACGTAAGGGATTAATTGAGCAATCAATAGAAGCATTGGCTAAGGGAGATGCTCAAGAAGTTGAAAAAGGTCTTCTTTATCAGAAGCTTTACGCCAAAATCCTTGTTAACTCAACAAACATTCAGGACATCAAGGACAACACAGACCCTATAAACTTAGAGGCAATTGATGCTTGGAGTAAAATATGGGAAAGCAAGTTTGATAGATTAGCTGATGTTGCATTAAATGTGTACAATAAAGTATTAAAGAAAGGGGTAAACTATAGTTCTCCTGACAAATATACACGGATGAGAAGCGCTCCAAAGGAAGTAGATTTAGAGGAAACTGAATCGGCTTTTATTTTTAATACAAATGGTGTTTTGTACAATAAGAACACAGGGCGACTAGAAGATGTTACAGAGACAGCTAATCTTCCTCAAAACAGCAATAAAAAGGTTTTGTCCTATATAGATTTATCTTTTGATAAGAACAATGCGAGCTCCTTATATGATGCGCTTGTAGATATTGAAACTGCAGGGCCTTTAAGACAGGTACAAGCTTTTCTAAATTCTAATAGTTTCTCTAAAATAATACCAAATACAGCAGATGCTAATTTACTAAAAGGTAGAATAGAATTATACATTAGAAACATAAGAAACAAAAGCCCTTACTCAAACGATGAGCTTTCTAATTTTATGAGAGGCTTAAACAAGGTGGCTACTCTTGGAGTTGGACAGGCATTAGCAGGTGTTACTCAGCCTATAAAACAAGTAATCCCTGCAGCCGTAAACACTCTTATAAATGCAGGCAGTTTAAATTTAGGTAAGGCTTATGACCCTGCTTTTAATATATGGCTTAACAATTTGGGATATAGTATTTCCAATAGAGGTGTTGAATCTACAGCAGATATAAATTCTATAAACTCACTTATTGAACAGGCAGCCGATTCAAAATTAGGCGAAGCAATGAAACTCATAGAAAATGCCAACAAAAAGATGTTACAATTATTGTTAGTAAATCCTGATGTAGCAATTGCAAGAGCATCTTGGGCAGCGTATTACGAGCAATCATTAAAGAAGCAAGGCATTGATGTGAAGAGATTAAATTATTCTACTCACATCCCCAATGAGAAAGCAGCAAACTATGCTCAGAGAATGGTAGACAGACAGCAAAACGTTTCGGATATAGCGCTTTCCGGTGCTTTGTTCTCTTCAAGAGAAACAGGTAAAGAGGCAATCGTCAAGCTTCTTATGCCTTTTGCTAGTTTTAGAATGAACCAATCATCAAGAGTAGGCGCAGACCTTTCAACACTAGGATATTGGAATGTTTCTACAAGAGAAGATAAGGTAATCGCTGCAAGGTCTCTTGCAGGGTTTGCGGCTGAGGTTTTTACCTTTAGAACAATATCAGCAGGTATTTCAATATCAATGGGATACGTAGTACTAGAGGTAATGGGACGAACTGAAAGCGAAGAGGAAGAGGAGAAGAGAATAAACAATATTATTAAAGGGCAAGTTACAGGTGGTGTTATAGACTTTTTCTCTCCTGTGCCTATGCTTGATATGTTTGTTCAAACAGGAGCTTCCGGGCTACTTAATACAGTAAACGATGCAATGGGCGTTAGCGAAGAGGAGAGGCTATCTATTTATGGTACTAGAAAGCAAGACTTTGTTAAAAATCTAGGTATGTATGGAATAGCTCTTGACAGGGCTTCTCAGCTCCATGATTTAATCTCTTTATCTGTAACAGGTGTGTACGAAGATGATTTTGGTAACGAAAAGCAAATATCAGAAGATGACCAAGAGGCTTTACAGCTATTGATAGGGCCTGCTATAATAACAAACCTTGGTTTAGGTACTGCCGAGTTTGCAGGTTTAGTTAGAGGCGCTGTGAAAACTGCTAAAAAGAAACCTGTCGATTATGATGAAGCTGCACGAAAAGAAGAAAAAGCCGCGCAGTCCGAGATAGATGACAATCGTGATATTGAAATCCTAAGAGAAATGATGGAAAATACGAGAGATTCTGATGTAGAGGCAATTATTCAACAAAGAATAGACAGAATAGATAGCGAAACTCCTGAGGAGAAAGAAGAAAGACTTGAAAAATCAAGCGAGATAAAAGAACAGAAACTTCAGCTTCTTGGAGAATACCAAAACGACACAGAGATGAAAAGGTACGACAGAGCATCTTGGGAAGAATCTTTTGGAGAAAATTCAGATTGGTTTAATACTTTTAATGAAGAAAAATTAATATTAAGAGAACTTGAAAGGAAGAAGCAAGACTTTAGAGATGAGGATTTTGATTATAGTGCCGATAAAAAGACTAAAAAAATTGGAGGACAAAGAGTTTTTAAAAGAAAAACGTTTGCAGGGCCAAGCAACTTTAATAAAGATAAGTAAAAACAAATGGTTGGTTTAAATATAGGTTACAAAAACCTAATGTATTTTAGTCCCTTTTGTTTTTCGTAGAAAACCATAAGTTCAGTGTCATTGAAAGAGCCTTCACGTGATGTGCGACCACCCCACGTGATTTCTCCTTTCAGTTTTTTTACTTGACCGTATATTATGCCGTCTTCACAACACCATATTACCACGGGGTTTAATCTCTTGTCAACAAGTTTTAGTATTTTTTTTGCGGATACAGGCAGGGGATATGCGTTTATCATTGGCTTAATCCTTCCCTTGACCTCTACATAAGCTATCAAGACACCATCTTTGTCAAATACTTTAAAGTCAATGTCTTTTGGGTCTAGTTTTTTAAAAGAACCTCCAAATGTATTTACAAATACGGAGATTGCTTTGTTTTCTCTAAATATGTCTTGCTCTGTTTCAAAAGTCATCGTCTACGCTTGATTTTATTAGACCTCTTAATTCTAATATTAAGACATCAATATCTTTTTTTACAGTGATAAAGTTACGGTCAACCAATAGCTCATAAATGTTGTCTAACAAAATATGATGTTGAATTATTCTATTACAAATCCTAGAAGCTCTTCTGTTTTCTGCTTTTTTATCCTGATTCATTTTGTCATTGGTTTTTAAATAACGGTATAATATAGTTTCTGCATTGTTCTATACTTGGCATAATACCTTTCTTTGTTTGATAACCTTCCATATAATCTACAAAATGATATAACAACTTTGTTTTTGAATTAATAGCTTCTTCTAATTCGTTCTGCAGGTTCATAATAAACATATATTGTTCTAGGTCTTTGTCTGAAAGAACTTTAAATGGTTCTCTAGTATTTAAAAAACTGTCTTTACAAAAAAAATACTTATCTCTAAGCTTTGTATTCTCTGACAATAATAAGTCTACGGTATTAATGTAATGACAAATTGCACCATGAGATTTTCCTAAAGACTTTCCAATGTAGTCAAAGGTATAACCTTTTTCTCTCATTATTTTTGAATATATTGACCTAGCAATAATGACCTCTTTCTTCTTATTATTAGCAGATAGGTTTACTGAAAAACTATAGTTAACTATGCTTTTTAGTTTTTCGATTTCTTTTTGATTTACATTCATCATAGTGGTTTATAAACTTCAACTTTTATGCCTTGACCTTTTAACTCTTTTATCCTGTGCTCTTGCAAAGGCGAAAGAACCCCTTTGGGGCCTTTTACCTCAACAAACAAGACGTCTGAGTCTTTAGGTATTGCTATTAAGTCAGGGATACCATTTTTATTTGTGCTTATCAATTTAATCACGTAGTACCCCTCAGCCTCTAGCTCCTTAATTTTCTTCGCCTGTATCTTGCTTTCTTTCATGTATATCGTAATAAAATGAATTACTATCCTCTGTTACCCACTTGTCTGATTGGTTTTCTACTGAAAGAAGCTCTGTGTCCACCTTAAACTGTTTTAGGTTGTCAGGAAGGTTTTTTGTAACCCAATTGCTATCTCTCCAAAATATCCTGTTATTTGGCATACACAATAAGTAACCTTCATCTGCCTCAAATACATGGCCACATTTATAGTCAGATGGCTCATCACTGTATGGATTGTTAAACCAATCTACTGTGAAGATGTAAGTACCCCAAACCTTCGTGCTGTCTCTGAGCACTATCTCTGCCCTGTGAAAAGCTAAAAACTCATATTCTACTATAGCAACGTTTTCGCTAAAGCAATCCCATAGCTGTTTGTAGTTAAAGGGTATATCACTTGTTGGCTCCTTTGCGTATATTTCGGATAAAGGAACTCTGCTTCTTAGCATTCCACTGTCCGTCATTACGTGAAACGTAAGTATCTTTCCGGAACATGATTGTATTCCAAAAACATAAACGTTATAAAATTCTGTGTAATCTGCTTCTAGTTTTGTAAAATAGGACTTTCTAACAAAGCCTTTGAAACTTGGGATGTTTGCGTTTAATTTCATTTGTTGTTGATTTGATTCATTAATTCTTTTACTGAATAGGTAATCTTATTGCATTCTTCTATAAAACTGATAAGGTTTTCTAGGTCTTCGTTTTTAACAGCAAACCTTTCCGACAAGAACCAACTGTATGGAGCACAACTATCATCTAGCTCAATTTCGACTAGTTGAAATGCTAACTTCTTTTGAGGCGAAACAGTCATTGTAAAAGAGATTGTGTACTCTTGTCCTTTCTCTACCCATTTGTCATCGGGGATTCCCGGAGGTTTGTTTTCGTCATTAACGCACAAACACATTATCATTTTTTAGTAGACTTACCGTTGCTGCCGTTCCTTGCTCTGTTTGATTTCATGTTTTCTTTTACAAGTTTTCCTGCTTGTGTATGGCTCATATCTTTACCATCGCCATTTCCGTAAGTCCCTGCATCTCGGTTAGCTTTGTTCAGCTCTGCCCTGTAGGTCTTTCTCTTTTCAGTCGCTTGGTATTTAGTGTCATAAGCTAACTTCTTTTTCTTTCTTTCTTCCGACATACCTAACTTATCGTAAGAAGGATGAGTTCCGGCCAACTTGTTTCTTTTGCTTTTCATTTTTTTTTAATTTTCTGATTCGTATGCTTTTTTACATCTGCTATTGCAAAAACTATTTTCACAAATTTCTTCACAATATTTACAGTTATTGTCTCTTTCGTCTTTTTCTTGTTCCCAATTCATGTTTAAAATCCTTTTGAAATTAATGTTAGTGATAAAGCAAGAAGTACTACAGTCAGCACCCAAAATGCTTTGCTTATTATTTTATACCTCATAGCAGTAGAGTATTAGTTTGGCTATTCTTATGGCATCGGATTTGCATATTTCTGATTGCTCTAGTACCTTTTCCTCGGAATCACAAAAATTGATAATCAAAGATTTCTCAGCAAATGAAAAAATAACCTTGTCTTTTTCTTCATATATAGAAGTGAAAAAGCTTGTTGCATCGCATTCATATTGTATCATAATTTTTAATTTAAGTTTATTATTTTATGTAAAAATCTTTCTTGAAGTGAGCTAATGTATAGTCCTTCTTTTTTGTAACTGCCTTGTAAATCTCGTGCTCGATACCTCCTTTTGAGAATATCCAAAAAACTTTATTCTCTAATCTTTCCTTGGTAGTCATCCTGTCCTTTGACTGCCAATAACTCGTGGCACTAAAGTCTATGTTGTAATACACAAGATACTCAGCCTTTTTTAAAGAGATACCTTCCCTTCCCGCAACAATCTGCAAAGCAATGTTCTTGTAAGTGTCTTCAAAGACACTAAGTTCTGTTGTCAGATTATCTCCAAAAACCTGCTGCAGTGCTACCAATTCTTCTTTAAACTTGTAGAAGATTCCTATCTGACATCCTTCCCATTGCTCTTTAATAAACTCTGCTTTGGTTGTGTCAAGCACCATGGACTTACCACTTTCAAATTTAACTGTACCTGAAAACATCTGATGTACCTTACTCATTAATTTTACAGGCGTGTCTCCCATGATTAGCTCTTCTTTACCTTGCACCAACAAATCCTTTTTAAGCTTTTTTATGAGCTTATACGTGGACTCCTTCATCTCTACCTCAAACACTTCTTCTGTTGTCTTAGCAATAAACCCTGCTTCTTCTTGAGTATAGTTTACGGTATAAGGAGCCATCTTGTTTATTATTGACTCCAATCCTTTTGAGTAATCCTTTATCGCAAACCCGTTAATAATCTTAGAAGTAACATTTACAAAGTTATCACAAAATCTATAAAAGTTTTTGAACTGATTAAACGGGTTGTTTGGGATTCCATAAACCTGATGATACATCTGAGAATAAGACTCAGGAGTAGGAGTCCCTGAAAGAAGTATTACTTTGGCTTTGGTTGACTTAATTAATCCATTGACTTGAATAGCTCTTTTACTTGGCTTAGGGAACGCGCCCATGGTGTGTGCTTCATCGCACACTATTAAATCCCAATTAGTGTCAGGAAGCTTGTGTATGCTCTCGTAGTTCATTACCACCAACTCATAGCTAGGGGCCAATGCATAGTAGTCTCTTTGGATGCTTGATATTGCCTTTAGCTTTGTGAGAAACAATACATTCTTTGCTCCAATCAATGATGCTATTCCTAGGCTTGTAAGTGTTTTACCCGTGCGAACTTCCATGGCGAGATATATAAATCCATGGTCTTTAACAACCTTAGATCCTTTAATTATTATATCTCTTTGATAATCTCTAAACTGAATATTTCCGCTTAACAGCGCCTCTTGTACTTTCATATCTTCGTCATAAAGTTTTTTATAGTAATCGCAGCTATTCAAAATTCTATCTATAACATCCTTGGAGGTGTTGTATTTGAATTGTTTTTCTATTGTCGCATTCTTTCCTCTGCCAACATTAATATCTGTTTTAGATAGCACAACAAACTTAAGGCGCTCCATTTTTTGCCACATTTCATAGTTGTTGTATCCAAAGGTTTCCTTAATTATGTCTACAGTTCTATTTTCATCCCGCATTTTTTGCATTTAATTCTATTAACGTACTTTTCTATCTGAGGATAGGTGCAAACACAATAGTTATTTTTATAAAGTCCTTCATTATCAAAAACATCTTCAATATAATCCTGTAGTCCTGCGCAGTATTCATACATCTCTATTTCTTTAAAATAGAAAATCATTAGCTCTATGCTTTTCTTAGCATCTGACTCTTCTAGGGAGTGAGAGAAAACGCCTATTTTTGCTGATATAATTTCCTCTAAGGTGGCGTTACCTACTAACACATTGTATGAATTAACCATTCCAAGGTGTACTAATTGTCCTTCCGTCATGTCTATTTAGTTTAATTGAATTTGTGTATCGTTGTCTGCTCTCTTCTTTATTATTATCCACCGGCCAATATGGTCTCGGTCTTCATCGGGCATTATTCCTTCTTTAAATATAGCGTAGGCAACTAACCACTTATAGAACTTAGTTCTACTAATAGTCATCTTACCCCTTGCTCCGTAGTCAGGATGCTCCTCAATGAAATTGCTATACAGGTCATTTTTATAGAGCCTTACATTTGGTGGCAACATATCACTTCTATCATTACTGTCTACCAATCCACACCATTCTATAAATTCGTGGCAAGTCTCTGCTGATAGCTGTCTGATTTTTAGATTAACAAACTTAGACTTTACCAATCCGGCATTAAGGTAGTACTTTAAGCATCCAATCATGTAGTTATCAAACTCGCACCACTCTTCATCATTCCAATCCCCAAACATCATTCTACCAAAGTCATCTCTTGGAGTAAAACTCATGCTATAATACTGATGTAGTTCGAGTTCCCATTTTCTTCTTGCAAAAGAATTTCCTGCACCTTTTATGGCATAGTTTGTTGTCAATGTAACCTTAGGCGACTTTGGAAAAGGAATCTTAATTGCATCTTTATTCTTCTTCTCAAGGGTTAATCCTTCTGTAATCACAGAGAAAAGTCTCTCGAAATCAAAATGCTTTTTCACGTCATCGAAGCAAAGGATTTGTGTGTCTGCTGAAACCAACTGATACGGGAATGACTTCTCAAAGTTAAAGGACTTACCATCTATAACCACTAGCTTCTTCATGTTGCTAAGGGCGTTCATAATCAATCCCTTTCCTGTCCCTCCCTCAGGGTTATCGCTTATCACTTCATCGTTAAGTATAACTGCAGGACAGAAAGATAGGTTCTTGTATCCGTGCTGTAAGAATCCTAATGTACTCTCCATGGTCTTTACCCTGTTAGCATCGCCACCGTTTATATTGCTTACAAACCTTTTAAAATCACATTCTCCTGTGATCTCGCAAATATTAAAGTTTCTATCAATCACGTGGTCTTTCCAAACGTAACCTCCTAAGTCCAAATAATCTATTGTTTTAATAGCATCCTTAGTAATCTTAACCGCACAGTTTTTGTAATACAAGTAAGCTGAGTCCTTGCTGTCTGCAATAAAGTAAATCTCTATAGTCGAAAGCAACGTAAGAAAATCATCTTTAAAGAATCGGGTTTGATCTGCAAAGTAGTTATAGATACTGTAGTCATCTAGCTCTAGTAAGTGGTTTAAAACATAATCCTTGATTTCTTTCTCTGTTGTATGGTCAATAAGATTATTGGTAACCTTTACAAAAACGTAGTTCCTACTGCCTTCCGGACAGAACTTATAGAATCCTGAGTCCTCTAAGAAAAGCTTAAAAAGTATATGCTCAATTTTGATAGCACCTTTATCGTTTTTAGTCCAAAATGACATCTTTAAATTCTCATCCTCAACTTTGTTAAGCACGGAATCAATGGTCTCTTCATCTAGTCCTGAGTCTTTAAGTTGAAGTTTTACTTCTTTTTTTGAAACACCCCGTCTAAGCTTTGCCTTTATGTTGTTGACTCTTTCATCATCCTCATAGTACTTGGTTCCGAAGTTCGCAACGTGCCTGTATGCCGAGTCGATTGTTGTTGCAATCTCTGAAAGCGTAAATTCTGATGTAGCGTAATGATTAAGCACATAAGCTGCTAAGCTCTTGTTTATTCCAAAGTCATTAAAAGCCATTGCAAGTATGTAAGCGTTTTGATTTCGCTGCCCTTCCTGCATGGGGTATTTCTTATTCCACCATCTCACAAGTATGTCTACAATCTTATTTTCATCTGTGATTGCTATGGTCGCTTGGTCTCTTACTTTACTTATCTCCGTATATTCCGGCTCCTCGATAACATCCCAAATGCTAGAATTGATATTAACGTGTATTAAGGGGTCGTAACTCTCGTAACATACCCTACTAATGTTTTTACTTGTTTTATCGAAATAGGGGCTGTTAAAATGCTTTTCTAGGCTATTAAAGTAGTTCGCATGGTTCTCAAGGTCTGCGGGTATCTTGACTAACACTTTTAGTCCATTACCTGATGGGCTTATGAAAACTGCAAATACATACTTGTTCTTAGATATTGTCTCTTTGTTTTGAAGAAGTTCTTTTTGTTTCTCGAACCCATCAAAATCCAAACATATAAGTCCTGAGTGTAATTCGAGTGCTGAATCTAATCGTTTTTTGAAAGTACCGCTAAAGCATATAGCAGGCAATAGCTTCTTAATTTCGTTACGTTCTGATTTGTTTTTCTCAAGTCTAATTCTCTTGACTATGTCCTTGGTAGCCCCTGCCCCTTCTCGTATCCTGTCTAGGATAACGTTTACATCACGATAGAAGGGAGTGTCTGTATCCCTAATGTTTTGGAAGATTGTTACGTTTCGTGTCATTTTTATGTCGTTTTTATGTCGTTTTTGTTTTTATAACTTATTGACATTCAGTTATAATGTCTTTTATGTCAATTATTTTATTAAAATGAAATTTAAAAAAAATATATATATATATATTTGTATAGTGTTAGTATAGTGATTTTTTTTTGTCATTTTCGGTACAAAGTAATGGAAATAAAAGGGGAACTATCATGCTCCCCTTTGTTTTGTAGGTTAAAATAAATCGAAATCATCCCCTTCGCCAACAATCCCCTCCGGAATAGGTGTATTTACGGCTTGTTTAACCTCTGAATTTGCTTTGTTGGCTTCAAAGGTATCCAACTCAACATAGTAGTTACCACTTCTAGCTTGTTTAATGCCAAGGTTTACCCAACCATTCTTTTGGTTGCTCTTAATAAATTCAATCGCTTCATCAACTTTCATTGACAATCTACCAATTACGAACTCAGGAGCTTTATCGTTCCTCTTAAAAATGAATCCGTCTGCAAAAATTTTCTCTTCTTGTGCCATTATAATTATATTTATTTTTATGGGTACTCTGAGTTTTCCCCTTCCCTTTTAAAGTTTCACATATCAGATGTTACCCAAAATAAAAAAGGGCGACCAATATTGCGGTTGGAGGTGCTAAAAGGAGCATACACAATTATCTTCTTCTTGTTTTGGAAAATTAAATTCGTGTGTATATGGTAATTCAGCCATTTTCACTAAATCATCTATTGATTTTCTACCTCTAAACGCTGTATTTTCGTATTTTTCTTCCATTTTTTTCCACCAATTAATAGACCTCGTTCCGTGTCTTATATTTTTGAGAAGCGTTTTGTCAGATTTTTTCCAACATAATTCGCAATTACCTAAATCACCGTGTATTTCTAATTTAAAAGGTTGTTTTTTCCACCATCTATTTAATTCAATATTTCCAATTACATTATCAAAATCTGTTAATAAAGGAAATATTCTTTTTTTATCTTCTTTAACTTCTGTAAATGTTATTCGTTTAGGCATATCTTCTTTTCTAAAACCTATTGATTTTATGTAATTATTTACACCAAAAATATCATCACAAAACTTTTTGCAAGGAATGGTTTTCATACTTTCACTACAATAAGGTGCTTCTTGGTTAGGTACACCGTCAAAAGTTCCTTTATTTTTGTGCATAATCGCACCAGAAAATGGCTCACTATTCATTGATAGAGTTTCAAAATCCACAAGTTTATATTTAACACCTACACCCATTATATTTGAATAAACACCTTCAACAATATTCAATTCCAGACCCCAATGTTTAACCATATTTTTAAGAAATTCTATTGTTTCAATTCTCTCTTGACCTGTATTAGCAAAAACATAAATCTTATTAAAATTTTTATATTTTTTAGACATTTGTATATGCCTTGCTACCATTGCAGAACTACGACCACCAGAAACAGTAACCATTAAATTTGTCTTACTATCGTCAGCCACGCCCTTTTTTACATTGGGTAACACCGTATATAATTTATTGCTATTTTGTGCCATATTCAAAGGTAATTTACTGTTTATTAAAGTCATTTATTAATCAAAATTTAGGCTTATTTACTCGCAACAAACCATATACAATTACGTTAAGTACAATAAAAAATAAATGCCAACGCTTTTTGCAACCGCACAGTCAAAGAGCTGAGAAAAACAGCACATTGCCTTTTGTCCGCCTACCGCTTTACTAAGGTTAGTTATAAATTCATTTTTTTAAGTATTTCCGACAACACATTTACTACAATACTGTTTCCAGCTTGCTTATAGGCTTGACTATTACTAACGGGCCATGTGAATGTATCTGGGAAGTCCATTAAACGGAAGCACTCTCTTGGGGTTAATCTTCTTATATTATAATCTTGATAAATTTTAGGTTCTTGATTACCACCTCCCATTGTATGAACAGTTGCCCCAATTCCGTTTACATCATAAACTCGTCCACTTTGTTCGTGAGTTTTATCCCATTTACCACCTTTTAAATTACCATAAACAACCACATTATCTTTTTGTACAGTGGTTAAAGCATTTGATGTTCCGTTTGTATTTAACTCTAATCTTTGTTCCGTTGGTAAACCAACTTCTCTACTTAATGGGTTTTCTGGGTTCCTACCTCTAATAGCACCAATCATTACTTTAGTGACATTTCCATGATTTTCCATAACCGTTGGAGAAATTCCGTCAATACTATAATAGTTTTGTACATTATGACCTTTATCGCCTTTTAAATTTCCTATTACTTGTATCTCTGCTTTATTTATTATTACCGCCTGATTACAAGCTGTATCTAAAGTTTGCGCAACTTCTTTACCAACTCGCCCTCTTCTTGTTTCAGAATTTGGTTGCGATAAGTTTATACTATCGTTTTCCGTTGCAATTTCATAGCCTTTTTTGGTTGCAGATTTTACTTTAACATAACCTTGTGCATATCCATAAGTTCCTGCGGATAACGTAGGAGATGTGCCTTCCTCTGAAAAAACTTTACTTGCTTGTGTGTCTTGGTTAATATAACCAACTTTAATAGAGTTATCCGTAGGGCATAAAGCACCATTTGCTCTCAAAGCGTTTGCTACATCATTTTCATTTTTTGGCTGCCATTTAAAACCAGTTCCTTTTTCTTCGTGCCTATCTTTATGAGAAATAAATCCTTTAATTAATTTATCACTTAAATAAAACTTTTTATCTACATTTTTTTCTAAAACGTCTTTTAATCTTTTTACTAAATGAAAAGGCTTTGGCCAATGAAAGTTATTATCTGCATCATCACGAATACCAACTATAAAAACACGCTCTCTATTTTGTGGCACTCCGTAATGTTTTGCGTTTAAAACTTGGTGGTAAATGTGGTAAGGTGTTGCATCTTCTCTAGGGAATATAACGGGGTTTCCGTTTACACTTTTACCACCTAACATATCTAGCCAAATTTGAAAAGTTCTTCCCTTAGCATCGCTTAAAAGACCTTTTACATTTTCAAAAATAAAATATCTTGGATTGTTTTTTACAATAAATTCATGGCTATTATAAAACAATACACCATTTGCAGAATCTTCTCCTTTTCTCTTACCGGCTAAACTAAAACTTTGGCAAGGAGGCGAAGTCATATAAATATCTAAACTTTCTTTTGGAATTTCACGATCATAAACATTTTCTGGGTAATAACTAGGTTCTCCATAATTTTCTATGTACGTTTCTCTAGCAAATTTATCCATATCACAAGCAAATATTTCTTTAAAGTCAATATTCAATCTCATTAATGCCTGGTTAAATGCACCTACACCACTAAAATCACTTCCTATTGTTATCATAATTCTTTGTTTCTTGTTACCGCAAACAGTTGCAAGAAAAATGCAACCCTTTGCTACGATGAATAATTGCCACCGCTTAAAAATTTATTTTTTACAGATACTTAACACCGTGTATAGCCCAGTTGCCAAGCAAGTTTGTGAAGAGGGCAACCGATGCCATACACGAGTACCGTTATGATGCAATTAAAAAAGCACACAACACAGAATATAAATAATAAAAATTACTCAATCTGTTCTTTTAATTGTTTGTTCAGTTCATCTATTAACCATTGCCATTTTTTAGTATCGGTTTCTAATAATGTCAATAATTCATCAAGGTCATATAATAACATAACCAAGTTAAAGTCTAAAGGTAATTGATCCATAAGCCGTAATTTTTACTATTCATATTCTAATTTGTAAACAATAGACTACTTTTGTGTAATCGTTATTGCTTCTTTATCAATACCCTTTCCCCAACCATTCATTGCGCCTATTATTTTAGGTTCGTTATTAGTTACTTCTAACCCTGCAAGCACATCGCCACCAAAATCAATTTCCCATTCTTTAACCGTCAACTGTTCACAACAATGTGTATAATTAATGGCTTTATACCAGCATTCTTCAAACCATCCGTGCCATTCTTCTTTAGTCATTTTACCAAGCATATCACTCATTGGTAGGTCATTTACTATTTTGTCAATTATCTGCTTTTTGTTCATCGCTTATTTATTTAATTCTGTTAATATTTACGCCACTAATCATACACTCGACCGTTGTATGCAATTAAAAAAGACATACAACAATAAATATAAATAATAAGGCAACTTGGCGAGTATCTACTATTTGCCACGTCACAGCGTGTATGTAGCCTCCCATTACTCCAAGCCTAACCTCTGTAAAAGTCGCCTTACTATTCATATTCTTATTCGTTAACTACAATAAGCTAATTTCGTGCTTTACTTTATTGTAATAGTCTAAATATTCATCTTGTTCTGTTGCCCAATTGTCGTGAGATAGTATAATTTGCTCAACGCATCTTATCGCACATCTTTTACATTGGTCGTGTTCGTCTTGGTCAGAGTATATAATCATATCAAAAATATTATACAATTGCTCTGCTTTTTCTTTTGGTGTCATATTTAAATTTTAGTTTATTGGTAATTTCTTGCAAACAATCTGCTTGTATTTCGGTAGCCGTTACAAATAACCCGTTTGCTATCTTTAAATCTGCGGGGCTTGTCAGGTCTAACTCGTTAAACTTTTGCGCTATGTAACTATCCGCGCAGTCAAAACCGCATAGTTCTAAATACTCCCAATCATCGTCCTGAAAATCTTGCTGGCAGCAAAGGCAATTTGCTGGGTCTGGTGTTACGTGGTTGTAGTTCCACGGTGCGCGTGGGTCGTGTTCTGCACCTGCTGGCAAATTGCTCATTGTGTTTTGTTTTGTTTGTTATTGTATGGTGCAAATATACACTATTATATTAGTTACGCAACTATTAAAGCGTTTTTATTTTATCGCGGTAGTAAATATAAAGTGCTTTTAGTTCTTGCCTATCCCATTTAAACGCGCTTTGTTTGCTTTCGGCTGCAATTTTTTGCACGGTTTCAAAATTTTCTTTACCTATTCTACTAGGTAATCGCAGCGCGTACTCGTTTTCGTTCCCTTGTTTGTGTAAATTACATATTCGGCATTGCCCTAATATGTTAAACTCGTGATATTTAAGATTACTATACAACTCCGCTTTAAAAAAATGCCCTGCTTGGAATTGGTCGTTCCATTTAGCACCGCAAGAAATGCACGGCAAACCTTTGTCGCGCAGCCTTATGTACTTATGGCAAATCGTCATAACCTGCTTTTTAAGCGTTTCTAAGTCCTTTGTTTTTTTCTCGCTTACTATCTGCTTATGCATATCTAAACGTGGCGCAGCGGCTTTAAAAATAGCTTTATGCATCTTTATACGACCCGCTTCGCTTGTTAGTAGCCAATTTGAATAGCAACACATCTTGCCTAAGCCATAAACGCGATGGTAAGTAAACTTCCCGCAGCCGTAACCTTTTGCCTGTCCTGTTCCCTTGCACGCTTTTTCTTTTGGCTTAATCATTTTTATTTGTTATTGCGTTTGTTCGTAATCTGTTAAAATTTGGTTTATTTGATTAATCAAAAACTTGGTTAATTTACTTTGGTCTATGTGAGCCGCTAAAATATCTTCTGTTTTTAAGTTTTCCTTTGCGACTGCGTTGCCTATCCTTACCGTTTCCATTTCGCTTTTAATATTACCTATGTGAAAACCAATAGGAACGCTTAAAGCGTCTACTAATGCTTTGCGTAAAGGTATGTTAACATCTTCAAACTGTTTCTTTAAAATCATTTCGCGATAAAGGTAAAGATAAATTTTTGCAAACGGTTCTTGAGAGAAACTTATTTGTTCCTGCTGCTGGTTATAAAATGCTATTATGCCATTTAAAGCGTCCGTATCATTTTCGTTAGGCGCAAATGATTTACCCTGTGAAAATCTCCAGGCAATGCGGTGAATTGATTTAGTAATTTCCATTTTTTTTATTTTTTACTTCGGTTTGGATTGGCAGGCTATTATTATCTAAGTTGAACGCAATATCATAAAAAGCGCGGTTCCGTGTATATTGAGCCGATAGCGTAGTTGTATCATCTTCGGTTACAACGCTTATAACTGTTTCCGCTTTCTTTGTTACGCTGCTTCCTAAATGTCCTGTGGCTTTTAAAGTGCCGTAATTCATGTGCAAAACCGTACCGATTGCTATTTTGTATTCTTTACTCCAACTCATAAGTAGTTGTACCACCGCATTACATTCCTCAATATCATTAACGTTTTTTACTAGGTCAGCGATTCCGTCAATAAACATTAACCCGATGTTTTTTATGTTTTTAATTTGCCATTTTATCAAGCCTATTCGCTGGTCCACGTCAAGGCTTCTCATGCTGTAAGGATAATAACCACCATATTTATAACCGACCATTTCTAGCACCTGCCTTGCGCCCTGCTGTGTGTGAAATACAGACTGCTCCGTGTCGTTATCAATAACTA